AGTGGAAATAGTACTAATACAAACATGGTACAGCCGTTACGTAAAAAACAGAAACCAGCGAATAATACATTGTCAGTAGCCAGTGCTATTAGAAATAATAAGAACAAAAATAATAACGAAGTTACATCAGGGAATAAAAACGCAATTGCGAAAATGAGAACTCTCAATCCTAAATTTAATATGGGGACAAACCCTAAGACTAAGAAAAAATCTTTTTTCCCCTTTCCTGTTCGCCGAAAAGTAACACCAACAAAACCTAAACCGTTGTTGAATCAAAGTATTAATAATGCCCGTGCAGAACTTAATAAATTGACTTCTCTTAGACAAAACCAAAAAAATAATTATCTCGAAAAAATGAAACAAGATCCAATTAATATACTTCGTATTTTAAGTAACGCGAAACAAGTTGCGAGTAGACAAAGAGCAACGAGGTCACGAACATCAACTAAATAATAAAAACTAATTACGAATCATCATTTTTAAAAATCCCGAAAGTACCGGGTTTTGAAAAACGTATCATATTTAAGGAAATAATTTTATATTAATCTATTAAGGTTCATGGATCTTCACGCTTACGAATGGATCGTCGGTCTCGGTGGTCTTCTCGCAGTTACAACTGCATATGGTATAGGCGCAAATGATGTCGCCAACGCATTCGCATCTTCAGTCGGTTCAGGTGCTCTTTCAATAAAAACAGCTGTCATACTTGCCGGTATTTTTGAATTCTCAGGCGCACTACTCATGGGTAGTCATGTCACAGACACAATAAGAAAAGGTATAGCGGATTACTCATGTTTCGAAGATGATCCAGCTATACTCATGTATGGTTGTATGTGTGTTCTCGCAGCCATGTCTGTGTGGTTAGTTACAGCTTCATATTTAGAAATGCCAGTAAGTACAACCCATAGTTGTGTTGGTGGTATGATTGGAATGACCATGGTTTCACGAGGTGTGAATTGTGTTACGTGGACTAAAGAAACAGATAAGTTTCCGTATATTAAAGGTGTCTCCGCTATAGTTGTATCTTGGCTTTTATCACCGATCGTCTCCGGTATTTTCGCATCATTCTTTTTTTATATTTTAAGACTTAGTGTTCTTCGTTCTGAAAATTCGTTTACACGAAGTAAATATGCATTCCCAATCTTATTGGGTTCGACCGTTTGCATTAATGTATTTTTTATAGTGTATAAAGGTGCCAAGTTTTTAAAACTTAATGAAACACCAATTGAAACTGCATTTGCGTATGCATTTGGTTTAGGTTGTGGTGTTGGTTTATTATCATTAACAATTGTTCCATATTTACACAAACTCGCAGAACAAACATTTATAGATGAAATGAAAGATAATGAAAATCATGAAATCGAAATCAGTGATGACAAATGTGAACCATGTTGTCCACCAGACAATACGAAATTGCATATGCGTATATATAATTTTATCAAAAATTCTCTAAACGTGGACAGAAGGGAAATTATCGAAGGTGATGAAACTGTTATGAATATACACGAAAACGCTGAAAAATTCGATGACAGAACAGAAATATCCATGCGATATCTACAAATCATAACGGCGTGTTGTGACGCGTTTGCGCATGGTGCAAATGATGTCGCGAATTCAATCGCACCATTCGGGGCTATATGGGCCATATACGAATCGGGTGAAGTGTCAAAAAAGAAAAACGATCTTGGTGATAATGCATACTGGATACTTTCTTTAGGTGCTTTTGGCATCGTTATTGGTTTGGCAACATACGGATATAAAATCCTACATGCAATTGGCACAAAACTTACTAAAATCACACCAAGTCGGGGGACGTGTATTGAACTTGGAAGTGCGTGTGTCATTATTATGGGAAGTAGACTTGGGTGGCCTCTTTCAACCACACATTGTCAGGTAGGTGCAACGGTCGGTGTTGGATTATTAGAAGGTAAAAAGGGTATAAATTACAAAATTCTAAGAAAAACAGTCTTGGGATGGATAGTAACACTTGTTGTTGTTGGCGGAGGAACCGCCTTATTATTCGCACAAGGTGCTTATGCACCGATGGCACGTTACCCAATGTATGTTAAAAATATGAATTAATAAAAGTATTATACTTCATTTTTATATACAAAGTTCAATTTGTGTATAAAAACGTATTTATAATTAATTACGCGTGCGTCTAGTAAGGATATTCTTTTCTGTCGATAATAAATTCTTCTTTTTCTGTTCGAGTCTTATTCTTTTTTTCTGTAATCTCCTTATTTCTATTCTAACTTCACCTTCACGTCGTCGTATTTCCAATAATTCATTATCAATATTACTCAATTTGTTTTCTATATTATTTATGTTTTTAGTCTGTGGTGTTTTTGGTGTACCCATGATTCTTATTACATTCTAATATTTTATTTTTTGTACATTTTGCTGAGTATCGTCGCGAGTTCGACTAAAATGACAGTATGGTGTGTCATAACGAGAGCTTTTGCACGTCTCGTTTTTGGTGAAAAGTCACCGTACCCAACTGTACTCATGGTCATGAGTGAAAAGTAGTATGGATCGAGTGGATCGTCCGAGAATCCAAAATCTTCCTTCATCGTAGAATATAAGTACCCATAAACGAGTGTTATGATAAGTGCTATTGTAACCGCTTTATTCAACATTGTTTTATTACTATATTATATTTTTATTGTAACTTGGCGAGCTGACGCGCGACTTTCAAAATCTTTTTAGGGTCTTCGCCATTATTCATTCGCGATTTCAATTTTATTTTATTCGACTCTTTGATTTTAATTTTGTTAAGTTTTTCTCTAGTCTCTTTGACGAGATTGTTTCTGTTTTTCGAAAGGGTTAATTTAACTTTCATATCGGCACACAAATCCTTTATCGTTTTCTTTTTACCACCCGCCTTCGTTAATGGTACCTTTTCCTCTTTCGCAACCTTAACAATGTCGGCTTTTTTATATCCTTCACACTTTCGTTTACCGATCTTAACTGTACCCTTATTGTTTAAAGACGATTTACCGACTACCGAAATAAACTTAACAAGTTCAATATCTCTTCGGTAAAGTCTTTGTCGGTCGAATGGACCTTTATTTAAAAGAAGTATATCCCCGTTATTCATATTTGATAATCTTGAAATAGAATTAGAAATCTCATCCTGAGTTATATTAAAATTCCCCATGTTTCCAAACATGTCTCTATCTTGTAATTTTAAAAACGTTTTCATGGTTATATACTTATCGTTACGTTTTATGTAGATGGCTATATCCCCAACTTTAAATTCGTCATATGATATATAGTTTACAGCATTGTTTGTTAATTTTACGTTTCTCATCTTACTATTAACACATCTTTTTTTTCGGTGGTATAAGTAAGATGTTTCGTCGTAAATACAATGATTCAGCCTATGAACCACATATATTGGAATTTTTGCGTGAATATTATAATGCAAAATACCCATATTTTGCGTTAAAAACTAGATGTTTATGTCCATCTAGTGGACCCAAACTCACTAGATTAGGATCGTGTAATTTAATAAGAAGGAGTAGTCGTTCCAAGTTGAGAAATACAAATTTAACGAGTGTTTTATTCGTAAATATGTCTAGTAAGATTATTCAGGTGACGGTTGAAGGTAGATGTACTCAAGTAACTGGATGTGGTATAGGTTTTATGGGAAATAATGTTGGTATGAGTGTAGACCCATCCGAAAATAAAAAACAAATTTTTACTATTTCTCCTAAATTAAAAGAAAATAATTTTATTAAAAAATTTAGGGGAAAAAGATGGTATCCTAAATTGCTATATAACAGCGAGGATGATAGTACAGAAGAGAAAATATCTACATGCCTTGCAGCATCTAGTGCATTAATTGATCCATGTACATATACATATTATTGTTCCGCGCGCATTGTAGATAAAAATGGTAAAATTGTCCGAAATTTATTTAGTGAAATATTACACCATTCTAATTGTGACGTATTGTTTAAAGATAAACATATAGATACGGAAACGATAGACGAATGGATAAACTGGAAAAGTACATAGTTATCATCTAAAATCTTTTTTTACCCTGAAAAGTATGTATATAAAATTACCAAACATATACAAATCCTGTCGGTCCATCTTATACTTTATTCTATTATTTTTAATTCTCATTAGTATCTGTGGGCCATGGATACTTATTAAAGTCATCAAAACTATCATAGGCATCTTTATACTTCGAATTATTTCGCTCTCGCACTTTAGATTTATCCGTATGTTGTGTACGACTTTTCAAATCACATGATGCAATCATTTCATATACAACACTACCATCAATAATTTCTTCTTCGACAAGTATTTCTTTCAAGTGTTCGAGTTTAACACGGTATTGATTAAGTAGTTCCTTCACTTCCGTATAACAATTTTCAACTATATCATGCACCTCTATGTCGATATGACTCGCGGTAACGGGAGATATAAGATTAGTATTAATATTCATTTTACCTATAGTTTCACTCATACCGTACGTAGTGACCATTTCACGCGCAATGGCAAACGTCTGTTGAAAATCACTCGATGCACCCGTAGTAACGTGTTCTCTTCCGTAGACGATCTCTTCCGCTGCATGTCCACCAAGTGCGACCTTAATTTGTGATAAAAGATAATCTTTCGTATACATACCTACATCATCTGTCGATGGTTGAAAATATGTAACACCACCCGCGTCCCCTCTTGGTAAAATACTTACTTTACGAACCTCGTCATACTCTTGCATGAGTACACCGATAATAGCGTGACCAGCCTCGTGGTATGCAACTCTCGCTTTACGCGCGCCAGAAACAGTACGACTTCCTTTTGCACCAACAACTAGTCTTTGGTATACATCTTCAGTTATTTCAGGTGTTATTATACCATCTTTACCATCACGAACAGCGCGTATAGCACATTCATTCATAAAGTTTGCGAGATCAGCACCCGAAAATCCAGTCGTTTGTTTTGCAAGATCACGAAGACTTATACCCGCACCAAGAAGTTTATCCTTAGTATGTACCTTAAGTATCTCTTCGCGTCCATGAACATCGGGTAAAGAAACTTGTATTTTACGATCAAATCTACCGGGACGCAATAACGCATCATCAAGTATATCGATACGGTTTGTTGCGGCTATAACAACAATCTCCGTCTCATTCTCAAACCCGTCCATCTCAGTAAGGAGCTGATTAATTGTTTGTTCGCGCTCATCGTTAGCTGCAAACCCATTATTAGACCTCTTTTTACCAATTGCATCGATCTCATCTATAAAAACTATACATGGTTGGTTTTCGCGTGCCATTTCAAACACGTCTCGCACTCTCTTTGCACCAACTCCAACAAACATTTCAACAAACGATGACCCTGAACATTGTATAAATGGAACAGATGATTCACCTGCAATTGCTCTAGCCAAAAGTGTCTTACCTGTACCAGGTGAACCCGTTAATAAAGCGCCACGAGGAATTTTAGCCCCCGTTCCAAAATACTTTTCGGGTTCTCTAAGAAAATCAACAATCTCTTCGAGTTCATCCTTCGCACTATCTATACCCTGGACATCTTCAAAACGTGTCTGTATCTGTTTTTCTACATCAATATCCTTTTTCATCATGGAAAATGGATTTTGTCCTATACCACCACCATTAGCGCCAAATATCATTCTAAAAATAGCAAAAAATCCTATAGTGATAAACATGAAAGTTATGAATTCATTTATATTTCCACCGTTTGGTACTCTAATTAAATCAAAATCAACCTGACTTTCAGACATAGTTTTCCAAAAATCTTCTGATGGGACGTAATACGAAGTACTGATTGCACCATCCTTTTCTTCAAAATATACGATATCCTTATTGGGATCTACTTCAACTTTTGATATTTCATTTTTCTTAACACCCCTAATAAAATCACTATATATTCTATGTTCATATTCGGGTTTTTTTTCTATTTTAATGGGTGGCGAACTAAATATTCTATTTACAACTGATAAAGACACCATTATACTTAAATACGAGAATAAAAATACGAAAAAAGCGTGTTTATTTAAAAATTTTGCTACTTTTTTACATTTTTCATTAAATCGTTTACTGAATCGTCTTCGAAACCGTTTCCAATTCATGTTATAATATAAATTTAAATTAAACTCTAGTATATCTCGCAAAACCTTCTTTTTCACCTGTATAATATAATTTATACGATTCAATAATACTTTGTACTTTATATTTATCTGGCATACACGCTGGTATTCGCGTAAGCCCGGGTTTAAAACCATGTATTGGGTAATATGCAGATTCACTTTCGCGAAGTTCGAAATGTGAAGGTTTATTTTCGTATAACCAAAGTATATGTTTAGAACATGCATGCACTTTACCGAACCGCTTTTTATACTCAAGTGCAAGACACATTCCTATTTCACCTGCAAAATTATAATTATCAATACTTGATGATATCCATAATGTTGTAGGATGCTTTTTATGTGAAGGACGATACCCTCGTCGCTTTCCGTTTACGGTATAAGGTGCATTTGATTCTACATAGTCGGTTTGACCCGAGTAAAACCATGCCGTATACATCATTTGACATATTTCGAGTAAGATCTTGATTACATGTTGATCACAATACATATAAGCAATCTCTTCGGGTTTCATTGAGAGAAAAAATATATTCATTTTGTAAAATGTTTTTATTAAAAAAAAGTCTAACTTAAGTTTTAATCGTCGCCTCCATCTGAAATATAATCATCTTCGACAACTTCTTCATCACCTTCGTCATCAATTTCAATTGCTTCATCTTCTTCAGGTTCATCATCATCTTTCTTTTCTAATTCTTCGTCTTCATCTTCATTATCCAACTCATGTTCGGGTTCGGGTTCGACTTTCTTATTCACTTTCTTCTTTTTATTTCTACTCGAAGTTGAAGGTGTATCAAATTTTTTCTCGAGTATTTTCCATCTCTTTTCAATAAGTTGATTACGTTTTTTATATTTTTGTAATGTAGACTCTATAAAATTTTGTGAATATCCCATTGTTTTTAAAGCATTTGTTATACTCTTTATAGGTGGAACCTTATATTTTGAATAATACTTTTCATTTAGAATGGCCATATTTGGTAATATTTTTACACGTACTTTACCAGATTTTAACACGTTTAATTTAACTACAATTTGGTCTAGATATTCAACGTGTGTTTCAATAGTATCATCCACTTTATTATATGGTGGCATTTCTTCAACATTCGGTCTTTTAAATGGAACACCATAATAATCATAATTCTTTTTTAAAAGTCGTACATAGTCATCAGAGTTTTGAACATAAAATGGTTTTCGGGAATGTACTTTAGTCTCTCCCCCATAAACAATTTTATACAAAAAGGATCCGGGTATCAATTTCGTCATATTATTATATTAATTTACTAAAATTTTATTACAACTTAGGTCTAATTCACATTCTAAAATTTGATGGGCTGAAAAATGCTGAAGAGATTCAAAAGGACCCCAAAGTTCAATAACTTTACGTTCCTTATCATACCAAATATATGATAACTCTAAATAACGTGTTAACCAATAAAACTTCTTTCCATTTTTACCAATAAATTTAAATAAATCTTCTTCATCATACATTGACACGTCCATTTGGCTGTAATGTGTGTTCGGTGGATTGTAAGGAGCCATCTTCCTTTTTATTATTAATATTAAGCGTCTTATGTTTAAGTCTAATATACTTCTGTGTATATAAACCTTTTTTAGCTTTTTTATCGTTCTTTGTAACACGCTTTTTAAAGGGATCCATTACCTGTATATATAACTATTACTTTAATCCACATGAACCACAATATTTTTCACTTTTTTTAGGATTATACACAAAGGTATAAAGAAGTATAACAGATATTATAGAAGCTGGTAAGAGGTATTGATTGTTCATTTATAATACACGATTATAAAAATTCTTCATCGCATAAACTAATATCAGACTCCGAATCAGGTTCTTCGTCTGAAGAATCTAGTTCATATTCAAAATCATCGTCAGAATCGTTTTTTTCTGCGTACATACCATTTATATTTTTTTCGTATAAACCAGTAGTTTCAAGATTCGTTGTATCATAAAATCCAGATACAGATTCTTTTTTAATAGAAACAGGTTCACCTGTATCAAAATCCCATTCTCCTCCTCCATAATATTCGAGTAGTGCTATTTCATACTCATTATAATCATCTTTTAATATTCTAGCTATGGATGTATACCCGTCGTCAAAATCAACGTCGATAATCTGTCTTTCCATTTTATTTTTAATATTTTTAATTCTTAAAGTATATTAAATGGATAAGATTCTTAAAAATAGAGTGGTTGGCGAAAAAGATGCAGTTATGTTTGATATAGACGATACTCTTATTTTTACGAATGGGAAAGCAAATGTTCCTATTATTAAATTATTACATTATGCTAAATATTTAGGTTATAAAATTATTATTATAACAGCTAGACCTTCAATTCCAGCAACTGTAGAATTTACAAAGTTTCAACTTAATCAGTATGGTATACCATATGACGTTCTTGTCATAACACCCGCACATAATAAAGGTAACATTAAAAGAAAATCGGGTTTGAATTATATTCTATCAGTAGGTGATATGGATACAGATTTAACAGATACACAATATGCAATGAAAATCATGATTTCCACCTAGAATTACAATTATGACATGTAACGAATACTGTCATTGGTTCATCAGCACTACGTGTTTGCATTTGATAAAAAGTTGTCTTATATGATTTACAACGATTACACCTAAACATACCCTTATAATCAGGGTCATTAATCATATTTGTAACCCAATCCTTTTTCATATTTTCACGTATATTCTTTTCCAATAATTTTGCATATGGCCCATCCGGCCATAAACCTTGATGTGATAATTCTAAAACACCTTTTGGTTTGATGTCACCATTTAAAATACGCTCCCTGAGTGTGGGCGAATATATTAAATTATGTTTAATTCTGAGAAATGTATGCTTGTATCTATTTACAAAAAACCGATTTTCAGCTGCAGGTACATCACCTAAATCATTTGTTTTTCGTATAGCCGAATTATATGTAGACTTTTCTAAATTTATACATGTTTTATCTTCCTTTGGTAACCCTAACAATTCCGAATATTTTTCAAGTGCATATTGCCGTGATAATAACATATTATTGTTATTGATTATGCTCTACTTAAGTGTGGCATTTTAACTTTTTTACAATCGGCAAATGATTCAGGAGAACATTTGTTAAATGGGTCAGATGTAGTAATTGGTTTATTACGAGTTTCTTTCCATTCTGTATCTAATACAAGGTTGGTGTATAACTCAGACTCTTTAAGAATAAAATACACAACAACAAGAGCAATTAATGTTAAAACAGCTTTGTTCATTTATTAAAAGCAACTTTTTTATTTGTACATCCTAGGAATGACAGTTGCAGTTTTAGTAAATGAAGAAAAGAACGATATCCATGAAATTGATTTGGATATATCACCTGAAAAAAATGAAATTTTTAAAATTCTAAAAGGCAAGGCTACATTTTTAGGTCAATGGCCTGAAAAATCAGTTGTCATAGTTACATGTGAATCTTCCATGTTTGATTTGAAAATGAATTTAAATAGATTACCTCGTCCATTTACAAATATGTCTGTTTTTGGTAGAATATTACTTATACGCATGGATGAAAATTCCGAACCTCAAAATTTCACTCTCAAAGAATATCATAAAATGACTAAAGAAACACATCCTAGAACAAGATCATCCGCACATTTAATTAGTAGACCTCTTAGTAGGGATGTAAGCTACTCCTCTGAGAACAGCTTGTGTAAACTTCATACAGAGTTGAAAATGTGATTCAGCCCATTCCATGGGATTTTTCATAGTAATACCATATGGATTTTCGTTTACAATTTTCATGAAATCAGTACTCCCATATTTTTCTTGATCTGAAGCTCTCGTCATAGCTCCATCTATTTTTTGTAACCATAAAACGTCTTCTTCTCGAGTTGGATCGAATTTTTTAACAAATGACATTTATATTATATACTTATACAATCTTTAACCTACAATCTAATCTTTTTCTAAACATTACAAGGTCTGGCGTCCCATCTATAACCTGACCTCTCATGTAAACTTTAGAAAAATCATCCTCGTAATCAAATTTGTGTATATAAAAATATGAAACTCCTGTATTAGCCCCTGCAGTATATATATCCTCAAATTTCTTACGCGATATAGTCAAGTATTCTTTTATTTCATCACGCGTCCTTTTCTTTACATTGGCATCATATTCAACCACAGTAGGTCTATATAAATCAAGTTTAGGCCATTTTCCAGTTTTAGATCGATAATCTGATATATACTCTATACAATTTTTAGCAGGTTCTCTTGACTGAAAACATGCATATCTTAATTTATTATTAGGGTCTATAATAATAGGATGTCCATGTTTTTTCAAACTAACAAAATAAAAATCCAAATTATTAACCGTACTATTACTTAACATTCTATATTAAACAAACAAAACTTTATACCTCATCAATTGATCTACTTGGTTCTGCAGCCAGGTTAAGTGATTTATCCAACTGTTTTATAGACAAATCCATATTATGTTTAGTCATTGCTATACCTGCATCTAACCCACCTGTGCTTGTTATTTCATGTATCCATTGCCTCATTAACCCGTCTCTATTTGTCATTATTCTATTTGCAAGCTCAGGTTTACCTGCCTCATACAAAGCTTCTATAAAGGGATCACCCGAACTTGGTTTATTCTCGTTTGCAAAATCAACTAACCAATTAAATTCCAATTTCATGAGTGATGGATCCGTCTCATAAACTTGACTTATTGTGTATTGTACAGATCTAAATGTAAAATATTTTACTAACATCGTATTAACATCGTCAAAAGTCTGATCGGAATACGCATAGTTAGGTGATTCAGATCTGGTAATTATTCCTTTTCTTTTACCCACCCGATTAATGGATAAACTACCTGTAAAGCTATTTAAGCTACGATAAACCATTATATAAATACATAAGAAAAAAAACCTTAAGTTATTTTAAATAGATGAACTTCCCCAAAACAGCTGGTCAATGTAAATATATGAGGGTATTACAATCCCATAAACCTATTATAATAGCAACAGGACCCGCAGGTACGGGTAAAACTATGTTGGCGTGTCAACTCGCAACCGAAAATCTAATGAATAGAAACACTAATCGTTTAGTATTAACACGACCAATAGTAGGTGCAGACGAAGATATGGGATACCTTCCAGGTGAAATGGAAAGAAAAATGGAACCATGGACAAGACCGATGATAGATGTATTTGAAAATTATTTAACGCGGGGACAACTCGAACACCATGTACATATAGAACCATTGGGGTTTATGAGAGGAAGAACATTTGATAACGCATATATAATTGCTGATGAAATGCAAAATAGTACACCTAATCAAATGAAAATGTTATTAACGAGACTGGGTAAAAATACGAAATTAGTTATAACGGGTGATTTAAAACAAAGTGATTTGGGTGAAAAAAGTGGACTCTCGGACCTTGTAAATAAAATAGACGGTTTAAACCTAAACTATATCGAACATGTCACAATGGAAAATAATGACATATTGCGACACCCTGCTGTTGCAGAAATTCTCAAGATTTACTAATTACACTCTTTTTTAATTTATTTACTCTATTCTGAACTTCTTTTACCTTTTTTTCATATTCTATAAATTCCTCTTTATAAAGTTCTGTCCAATCTTTCATCTGTTTCAATACTTTTCTATTATGAGAATACCAAACTATTACCTCTTTACTAATTTTATCACAAGATGTGTATTCATCCATAACGGATTTTTCACAATCTCGGCCCATTTGACAATATTTTAGAATATCTTCGAGCTGCGCCATATTATCTGTATTAAACGTGCTAAGCCCATCAATATGTTCTAATTCTTTCTCGAGCATACTTTATCGTGATATTATTTTTTTAAGTTGTATATATCTCTATTTAACCACATTTCACCGTAATTATTAGTCTCATCCATATCAGAATTATCCGCACCCCTCGCGTTATTATATTTACATTTGAAAATCCGTTTATTATCAAATCTTACATATTCTACGTTATTTTCCTCTATAGTATGTTGACCTATAAAACATTTATGTGTATTTGCTCTAATATAATCTATAGCTCCTGCCATATAAGCACCTGGACCAGTTGGATATAAACAATCCCAGCCATAATGATTATGTTCTATATTCCATTTTAACATATCTATCATTTTCTTAGATATAGGATGTCCAGGTACAGCACCAATAAAAGCATTGTACATACAGTTTTGATTAGGAGGACAGTCAACACTTGTATAATACTCTTTATTTGTACGATTTAACACGTCAAGGGGTTCCAAACATACCGATCTCATACTTGAATACCACCCACCTTCATTATATAATATAAGTTGACTCATCAAATCACATTTATATGCATATGGTTTCAGTTTATTGTATAAATTTAGTATATCATCATCATAATGCTCTTTTATATATTTAACACAATCTTCGTGTGAATATAGATTAACTTTATAATCTGGATTTAATCTATAAAAACTTTCGATTGCATTTGAAATACCACTCGGTAATTTAGGTAATGTACCACTATCAGTGATAATAACTTTATGAATTGTTTTAGGTACCAGCATATTAAAGAGTATAATAGTAGTATCTTTAATATAATGAAATTGTCATACGCTATAACTGTATGTAATGAATCAAAGGATTTATTTTCACTCGTTTCCTTTTTACTAAAAGTCAAGGATGATGAAGATGAAATTAATATTTTAATAGATACCAAACATGTCACAGAAAATGTAAAAAACGTTATAAAACATTTTGGAAATAAGGTAGTTACATGTGAAAGAGATTTTGACGGTAATTTTTCTGAACATAGAAATTTTCATTTAAGTAAATGTTCGGGTGATTATATTTTTATTATAGATCCCGATGAAATGCCAAAAGAAAAACTAATCAAAGGTATTAAAACAGCTGTTAAGGATTCCGGTGCAGACCTTATAATGATCCCACGTATAAATATTCACCCCGGATTTACACAAGAATGGTTGGAAAAAAGTACATTTACTGTAAATGAACTCGATTGGATAAATTGGCCAGATTATATATGTCGCGTTTTCCCAAATACACCGGAAATTAAATACGGTAACGAGTTACATGAAGTTATAGTTGGTTATAAAAAAAGAATTTGTTTACAAGCCGATCCATCTATTGCTATATGGCATATTAAATCAATTGAAAAACAATCCAATCGCTGGGACGGAGAAGTTTTTAAAAGTCCCGAAGGAGATAATTTATATGACAATCTAATGTAAACTTAATTTCATCTGTTGTCATGTAAGGAAAAAGAGGTAAACTTACACATTTTTTACAAAATTCTTTTGCATTTATACAAAAGGTACCGCCGGTGTACTCTTTAAAACATTCCAATTCTGGTAAAGATATTGGATAATGTATCCCGGTTTGTATACCATTTTTATTCATGTATTCTATATAATCATCTCTATCATCCTGTAAAGTATAATACACGTGATATACATCTTTACCTACAGTACTTCGTTTAACGTGTTTACACCCATCATGTTCATTGATAATTGAATTGTATATTTCACTTATATTAATTCTATCATTCGTCCATTCATTCAAGTGCTTAAGTTTTTCAGTTAAAAATAAACCCTGAATACCATCCATACGACTATTTATACCATCCGTTGTATGATTATACCTATTATCCTTTTGAGCTCCCAAACTTGCATATTGTTTCATCTTAACTGATAACATTTCATTATCTGTAATACATATACCAGCATCACCCAACGCACCCAAGTTTTTACCTGGATACATTGAAAAACATCCTATAGTTCCTATAGTGCCAACATGTTTTCCATGTATCGTAGCACCATGTGCTTGTGCACAATCTTCAATTATAGGTACATTAAGATGTAATAATTTATAAACATCGACACATTGACCATATAAATGTACAGGTATTACACAATCAACATTTTCAACTGTTTCAACTAACATTAAACCAGTTTCTTTATCAACATCTATGAAAATTGGTAAATGACCTGCATTAACAACAGCCATAGCTGTAGCGGCATATGATATAGCTGGTACAGCTATTCTAGATTTAGGTTTAAGGTCTAATGATTTTATAGCGATGTAAAGTGCATCTGTACCACTGTTACATGAAATACTATACTTAGAACCAGTATACTTTGAAAATTCTTTAGCAAAATTAATATCACCTACAAATGAAGAATTATCCAAAACCCCGTCTAGAATTTCATGAAATTTGGATCTGAGTGGTTCATGTATTCGTTTTAAATCATTAAATGGAACTTTCATTATTAAAGAATATATCTATTTATTCTTTAATAATGACATGCGTTATAATAGGTTTAGGATATTTCGGTAATATAATAAAAAGTAAACTTGAAAAAAATTTCAACGTCGAAATTATAACTATAGATCCATATAACACGTACGCAGATTATAAAACAATAGATGAAATAAATTTTACAGATGGTAGATGGTTCGTCACATCACCCGCAAATACACATCATACTATACTCACTGAACTTTTTAATAAAGGTGTTAAGGATATATGGGTCGAAAAACCTATATGCCCTACATTACATGAAACGTTAGATATTTTTGCAAAAAAACCTGATGATGTTTTTTTATATTGTGACTTTACATGGCTTCAACATAATTCTATAAAAACACTTGGTAACAATAAAGATATTAAACATATTGAAATGAAATGGTTAAACGATGGTTCTATGATACCAAATGATGTAAATATAGTATCAGATTTAGCTATACATCCTATATCAATTTTAACATTTTTACTAATGAAATCTTTAGATAATATAAAAAATATAGATATTATCTACGCAACAAACACATCTGTTCTTATAAATGGAATAAGTCAAAATAATACAACGTTTAATATCGAAGTTAGTAATTCATCTTTAAAAAAGTATCGCAATATAAGTTTATATTGTAAATCTGAAGTATATAGATGGTCTTCAATAAATGAATTTTTTATAGAAAATATCGGTAATATAGAAAAAACAGATGCAATTGAAGAAAATATAAAACACTTCTTTAATCGTAATAGTATAGGGTACCCATTAGATATAGCAAGGAGTCTCGAAATAGTAAATAAAAAATTTAATGATATATGTACACATTAAAGAATACTGTTTTAATATAATAAATGGCCATAACGATAATAGTAGCTGGGAAAAATGATATAGCGTGTAATGTATTAAAATATTTGATAAAAAAAGAGAAAGAGAAAGTTGCTTTTTCTTTTCGTGAAAAAGGTGTTTTACTTTTACGTGATAAAAACAAAATTTTAGCATTACCAAATGAAAATGATGATGGTATTGATAATTGGCAACATTCTTTTAAAAAAACAGCTTTAGATAATAACATTGAAATAATTAATTTAAAAGATGCATATACAATTGAAAATAGTATTTTTTTATCATGTGAATTTGATAAAATTATAAACCCTAATTTATTTGCGACAAATAAATTATATAACATACATTTTTCAAAATTACCACAATATAAGGGTATGTATACATCATGTTTACCAATATTATTCAATGAAAAGGAATCTGGTGTTACTTTACATAAAATAGACAAGGGTATTGATACAGGTGATATAATAGATCAAATTACATTCCCAATATCATCATCAGATGTGGCTTTAGATCTTTATAAAAATTATACAACTTTTGGTTTCTCTATTTTTGTAAATAATATAAATAATTTAATATCAGGAAATTATACTTCCTATAAACAACCCATTGAAAATTCATCTTATTATTCATTAAACTCTGTAAATTTTAATAGTAAAATTGATTATAGAAAAACGGCTCAACAAATAAAAAATCAAATTCATGCTCGTTCATTTATACATTTTCAATTACCAGAATTTGAAAACGAAAAAATAATAAGAGCGGAAATTATAAATTGTAAAAGTACAGGTAAAGCTGGTAAAATAGTAGAAGAAACTGAAGAATATATTATAATAAATTCAATAGACTACAATGTAAAACTTTACAAATATACAACTAAATAAAATGTATGTAATATTATATAAATAACCATGAAGGCTATTATGGCAGCAAAAAAAGCGGCTTCAAAAGCTAAAGATGCAAAAGCCAGGGCAGCGGCAACAATGGCCAAGGGTCAGGCTCTTGCGGAAAAGGCACAAGCTAAGGGTCAGGCTCTCGCGGAAAAGGCACAAGCTAAGGGTCAGGCTCTCGCGGAACAAAGTCAATCAATTGTAGATCAGGTTGCACCACGTGAACCTGAACCTGCATATGAACCTACACCTGCACCAAAAATAAATTCTGAACCATATGTAAACATGTCTGAACCCATTGGATATATTAATGAACCTACTCAACCAACTGTTCCCATTTCTGAAAAATTCAATAAATTTAAAGATGCTAAAATTGAAACTCAAATTGGATACCCTCAAATTGCTTTAACTATTATACTTGGTATATTTTACGTCGCAGTTACGGCGTTAGGTATAAAAGTGTATAATGGATGTACAGGAATCCAAGGTTCCAAGAAATACCAAAATCTTAAAGGATTTCTCTCTCATACAATGGCGATAGCGTTGACAATACCATGTGTACTTCTACTTCAAAAACTTGTAACAAATCAAGGTGGTATATTTACTGTAGTTTATGCCTGTATGGGCCTTACAGGTGCCGCTATCGCAATGGATATAATGCGTCAGCCAGATTGTGACGTAAAATCAAGTGAGAAGAATTTTGTAATTGCATCTCTCGTTGGTTGGATACTCACATTACTTATCGGTGGGTATTTCACTGTGAAAAAATACCCTAAAATAGGAGAAGCCGCAAGAGCTGCAGGACAAAAAGCGGCTGCGGGTGCTCGTAGTGCGGCAGCGGGTGCAAAAATTGCAGGTCAAAGAGCGGCATCTGGTGCTCGTAGTGCGGCAGGAGCCGTTCGTCAAAAAATGGCCTAATTATAAGGTATGGAAATACATGAATCCTTATATTTGATGTTTATGCTCTTGGCCCACGTGTTACGTGGAGCAGGAACATTTACACTCGATGAAAAAATAAAAATGATTAAATTTATAGGGTACATAATAAATAACACGAAATTACCTATGTTAGACACCGGCAATAGCAGCTATAACCAACCCTGTAAAACCAACCATAGCAACACGCCCCGTATTAATTAACGCGAACGTTTCGAAATCCTCCTCTGATAACTTACCAACGGCATCTGTCATTGTACCTATGGCTATCAAAGAAGAACCGAGGCCCAATAACTTAAGTGGTAAAAATTGTGTTTGTTCGATAACATTTAAACCCGTAAGTCCCCAATTAGCTCCACCAAGAATCGTTCCGTACATTGCAGCACGTCCATTAACTGCTTCGACATATTTCCAGTTTACACCTGTATTATCCGCACGTGTAATTGTCTTGATATGTCTCTTTTGTCTCGTTTGCCTAATAGGCATAGTAATTTTAGAAGTAATAGATTGCATTTTTATTCTGTTTTCTTATCTTTTTTCTCCTTTAATAGTCTTTTTAAAATATATAATCCAAGAAAAAGACTAGATGAAGAATATAAAACCGAAAAGTTTGATCCCTTTCTATACTGATAAACCGTCCATAACGAACTTGAAATTATACCAAATGTAACATATTCCATGCTATAATAAGATATGTCTTCTGTATTTAATAATTTTTTTACAAGCATTAACATTTGAGTCAAACCTATAATTATGGCAATAAATGCAATTTTATCGTCTGTATCCATATTATAGTTATTAAAGAAATTAATTCTTATATGTACATATAAAATGTCCCAATCCCCCGAAAAAATTGTCGCAAACTATGATAACAAAACGAAACAATCTAGGAATGTCGCACTGGAAATGAAAAAGATTGTTGAAAGATATAGAGGAAAGCGTGTCACTAAAGAAAATGTATGTGTATTGGTTTCCACTCTCATGCTCCAAGCTCAACAACTTAAAACTGTATCTGGTCCAGATAAGAAAGAACTCGTAACTGATTTAATTTTTTCTATAATTGAACAAATTGATGAAGGTGATACAGATACGGAATTTGAAACTCTTTTAAAAGCTATGGTTCCGGGTATGATTGATAGTTTTGCTCTCATGTTAAAAACAAGCGCTGGCTGTAAAAAATTATTCGGGTGTTTCAAATAAATAGTATAAAGTTTATTCTCTTATAAATAATAATGAAGTTTCCAAATCTAGAAACAATGGTTATGTATGGTGTATATACTATACGAGATTTAATACTATTTTCACAAAATAAACTCGTAAAACGCAAGGTTAATATATTAAATGAATGTGACCATTGTTCTTTTGTTTTTTCTGGTAATGTATGTAATAATTGTAACTATATTAAAAATAATTCGCCCGTATAAAACAATGTCCTATACCACTGTGACTACCTATACGGCCAAATTAAGAAACGGTATAAAAAGCGATTGTATTTGTTGTTCTGAAAGACGTTTAATAAAAACCCTTAAACACGATTTTTATAAAAGAGGATACCGTCCACATCAATTCTCTTCATGGGTTAGTAGAAAACATGGTACATTAGTGATATGTCGTGAAACCAGTTATGGTGACGGTATATCACTACCGTGTGTTTTATGTCGTAAAGTTATAGATAAACACGATTTAAAATGGATCGCACATGATGGTGAAAAATGGATTCATTCTAAGAAAACACTGTGTATTCCTAAATCACAACCAACAAATAAACAAAGAAAACATTTAGGTTTTGGTCTTAATAATTAATCCCAATGCCGTCTCTAAATTATTCTGATTTCGTTTAAGTGGTTTTTCTCTTTTCAGACGTAATGTTTCATTTTTACCAGATGCACTTGTTATATCACTCAATTTTTTGGTATTAGATACCATTGTGGGTATAACACGTTCCGGAACCGGTTCAGTTTCTATTTCTTTGGGTTTTTCTAAATCGACTACATTATTTTCCCTAAATTTATCTATATCTAAATCACCTCCAAATTGTATAAGTCTTTGGCGATGTGGAGCTCTTTTAATAGTACCTATTTTATCGAAAAGTTTACGACGCATCATAACCATATTTCCGCATATAAGACCTCCTCTATTACATCCATATTTATCAATTGCATACGTTTTCATACAACTCCAAGAACAGAAGTTACCAGATGTATAAAATTTATTTCTTCTTTCGTCATGTTTATAAGGCATACTTAATGGTGTACCGTTGAATGTATGGCAGCACCACCAACACCACATTCTATAGTAAAATTACTTTTTTTCTTTAAGTGTATCACCCTCGTCTACTCTTCACCATATAAATCAAAGCTGCTAAACATATACACGACATTACCACCATTAAAATAGCACCACCCGCTAACATTTTTTCCTCCTTCTCCTTTTTCTCCTTTTTCTCCTGTTTTATAGCTTCAATTTTAGCCTCTTCCTTTGCCTCTTCTTTTGCTTTTTCTTCTTCCTTTTTCGCTTTTTCTTGATTTTCTAAATACATTTTCATACCCTTTTCCTGTGCACTTACCATTGTCTCGGCCCATTCAGCATCATCTTTAGCCTTCTTTTCACAGCGCGCTATAATAGTACTACCTTGAACTGTACCATCCATTTGGTAATATTTACCACATATCTTCATGTTTTGCGTACACCCTCTAACTTCCCCTTTACTGTTTACAAGCCCCTTTTCAACATATACATTATCACCCGTAGATCTACACGCATCAATGAAACAGTGTTTAGTACCAAAAAATTTCCTCTTGTGATCTTCGGGTACAGCGTCTATCATAGCATTAAAGTTTTCATTTGCTTCTACACACCCAATGAAATCTTTATTTTCATCTTCATCACACCATGTACCGTCATTCTCTAATGTATTTATACACGAACAGTATTTATCATTTTTACCCTCTGGAGATTGACAGTATTCCTTTACTATTTCCGTAAAGTGCTTGGGTGAAGATTCCCTTAATGTTTTACAATTTTTTTGAATTGGAGTAGATCCATCCTTTCTATTCGCTTTAGTTTTTACGCAAAAGTTTTTAATTTTTTCTTTCTTCAAATCCCAACATGTTTTATCATTCCCAACTTTAAAATCTGGATTTTCCCATACTACCTTATTATTTTCGTGACATATCTTTCGTACAATACCGTCCCACATAGGTCGGCGAGGATCATTAGGTGCCGCTGTATCAGCATGTAGCGCGGTTAATACACCTTCATCAATACTATACGAACAGTTCATTTGTGGGTTCGACCCATTGTAGATGAGATCACCTGATTGTGTCCATATACCCCTATCAGCATGTATACACGGGTTCCCCTTTAAATTACCAGTTGTACTGAGAGGATAATTATCTATGTCCCCGTCCGGGTTTCCGGGGTGGTAATACCAGGCGCATACATTTCCATCTTTACATCGGTGATCGCCATCATCCAACGAATAATCCTTTGGAGAATTAGGTTTGTGTGGTAATTTAATGTTATAATTTATAATACCACCTTTCTCTATTTTTTCTTCTGGTATAATTTCTATACCTACAGCTGTTACTTCATCTTCAATTAACCATGGTCGTAGTAACTTCCTCCAACCCGTTTTATTATGATGACCAGTCCATTTTCCATCGGGTAAAGTTGCCAATACCTGATTACCAGGTTCGCTGTGTTCCATTAATGTAATACCGGCCTTACCTGTACACCCACTAACTATTGCAGAACTTGCAGTATCACTGGATTCAACTGCAACTACACCATCCGTCTCTGCTGTGATCGTCTGAAAATGGTCTTCACCACCTGGGTGATGATATAGATCTATTTTACATACCATTATTATATTGTACAGGTATTTTTTTTCTGTATATACAATAACTAATCATGGGAGGCGGTGGAAGTCAAACTATCAAAAATGAAATGAATATAAAATCGACCACTGAACTTTTAACCAGTACAATCTTAAAAACTGAAAATAGTACTCAGGCTAATTGCAATACAGCACAAAATTTATCCGTAAAAATAGGTCACGTCGTAGGATGTCCGTCTTATTTTGGTCAGACAGCTTCATGTGATGTACAATCATCATCATCAGATATATCTAAACAAATATCACAATCTGCGAATAAAATTGCCGAAGATATGAAAACTAAAGCAGGTGCTGCTTTAGATAACGCGTCCCAAGCTGGTAATTTTCAGTTCGGGGATAAATCCAATGTAGAAACTAAAATTAACAAGGAAATTGAAACTATTATCAAGGATGAATTTTCAGAAGAAAAAATAAATGAAACTATGGCTGGTGCAGTAATGATCCAGGATGGTGAATTACAAGTTGGTTTCTATGATTGTACCCTTGGGGGTAATATCAACTTCGAACAAGATGTATCGGCGAAGGTTGCCGCGGGTGCAGTAATGAACAAGGTTCTTGAAAGAATTGTAGAAAGTGATGTTACAAAGGAAATAACAACCGAAATCGATTCTAAAAACACGAAGAAAGCTGGTGGCGCGGCAGAAGTCGTAGACTCTGTTGGTGATGCTGCCGCTGGTGTAATAGGCGCCTATATGGGTCCAGCAAAATATGCCATGGTAGCGAGTGTTATATGTTGCTGTTTGATTGTAGTAGCGGCTATAATTATGGGAATGTCACCAGCTGGACAAAAGAAGGTGGGTAACGCGAACCTCGGTAAAATGGGTGCTGGTATTATGAAATTGGCGAAAAAATAAAAATTATAGTCTACTAAAAACGACTATAAGAAAAATAAGTATAAGAAACAAACAAAATAAAAACAAAAACAATTTATTTGTGTTTTCTTTTGTTCTAGTATTTAATTTATCTATAGATCCCTCATCTGGTTTAATAACACTGTAAAACTTTTCTTTACACATTTTTAAAAAATCGTCACTTTTACATTCATTTTCAACAACACATTTACGACACTTTTCCTTCTCACGTTTATCTATTTTTTGCTGAACTTTATCCGCTCGAGACATTTCACGTACATTAGGTAATACTGCAAGTTGTGCTTCTTGATCAGGTAAGACAGCCATTGTTGTTTATATTAATATTAAAGAAATAATTTTTCTTTATATTATGATTTTAAGTATAGATGTCGGTATACGAAATTTAGCAATGTGTATGCTTGACGAAACTTCTAATCTTATTGTTCAATGGGATGTATCTGGTGTACCTCCTGAACATAAAGATGGTCTATTTGTTTCTTTAAGAGACCATTTAGATGATAAACCATGGGTTTTACAAGCAGATACAATTCTCGTTGAAAAACAACCCGAAAAAAATAGAAAAATGAAAATGGTTGAACACTTTCTTCATACTTATTTCATTATACGTAACCCAAAAGCCGAAACAATCATTTACGATGCACGGTTCAAAATACCTGATTTTGCAGGTCCGGGTAAAGTCATGTATACAAAACGTAAGAAAGCGTCTATTGAACGATGTCAACAATTCATATGGAATAACACAGTTAATGCACATTGGATACCAATATTCAATGCATCTAAAAAGAAAGATGATCTTGCCGATACAGTCATGCAAGCCATTAGTTTCACGAAACGTATTGAACCTGTACAAAGCGTTTCGAAAAAGAATAAAAAACTCGTTCCTAGAAAACCTAACGAGAACCAGAAACGAACGCGGTACTCTAAATCAAATTTAGCATACATTTATAAGAATAAAACAGATGCCGAAGTTCTCGAAAATAATAAACGGTTCATGAAAGATCTGAAGCGGTACTATAAAAGTATAGACGATTTAGTTAAGGAACTTGTTTAACGTAAATTCTTATCAGCCGTATAATACGTTTTTCCCTTAACAACAAAACTGTGTACGCGCGCATACGCCCATGCTTGTGGACTCGCACCTGGTCGGTGTCCCGTTCGCCATGCGGCTAAACCACGATCGTACACTGTTTTTAAAGTTTTCAATGGTATACCTGTCACTTTAGATATATCTTTGAGTTTCGTTACACCCGGATACTTTTTACGAAACTTTAATGTATAACTCGACGTTCTTGTTTCAACCTTTTTATCAGTTTTAAAAGGTGTATAGTCTTTTTTTAACATCTTTTTGTACCTCGTTTCGACATTTTTAAGCGAACTTAACCCCCTGAAATATTTGAGTGGTGCATATATTTTACCCTCACTCTTACGAAGTTGGGTAATTTTTTTACGAATATCCTCATCGGTTAACATCTTAAAGATTTTATTCGTACTTATACTAAATGGAGAAAAAAGTACTTGATCATGGTTTTGTTAGACTTGTGGATTACATGCCACAAAAGGAACTCGATTCAGCGATTGTTCAAGCCGCTCGGGTCTCTTACGGAGAGGGAACAAAGACGTCTCGAGGTGATGCTGGTCTTATTCGATATTTAATGCGTCATTGGCATAACACACCGTTCGAAATGGTTGAATTCAAGTTTCATATCAAAATGCCTATATACATTGCACGCCAACATATGCGTCATAGAATGGCGAGTGTCAATGAATATTCGGCTCGATATTCCATAGTCCCAGAACAATATTACAAACCTGAAGTTTTACGTGGTCAGTCAAAAGTAAACCATCAGGGTTCAGAAGGTGAAATTGATAAGAACGATGAACGTGAAAATGTGTTAAATAAACATTTCGATACTTCATATGAAATATACAAATACCTACTCGATGACGGGGTGTGTAGAGAACAAGCACGGGGTACACTTACACAATCAACATATACAGAATTTTACTGGAAAATAGATCTACATAATCTCATGCATTATCTTCGTCTCAGAATGGAACCAGGTGCACAGAAAGAAATTAGAGACTATGCAAATGCTATTTATGAACTCGTACAACCACTCGTACCAATTACCATGAAAGCATTTATGGATTTTAGAATGAACTCGATTCAATTATCAGGACCAGAAATTGAAGCTATCTCAAATGGTACACCTATAGAATCAGTAGGCGAACGCCGCGAATTTCAGGAAAAATTAAGACGTTTGGGCCTTGATAAAAATATCGAGTAATAATAAATAAACAATAATGTTTTCACTTTCAACAGCAGCTGCCAATTTTCAATCAACACAGAAAAAGTTTAAGAAGTTTGGTAAAAAACTTCGTAAACAGAGACAAGAACAATTAGATAACATGAAAGAAAAATTAAAAGAAATTTCCCAAGACGAAATTAAACGTAGTCAAAACTTGTTCCAAAAACACAAGGATTTCTTTAAAGAGACCCAAAAAACTTCTAGTACAACAACTACCGAAGTAACCGCTATAGATTTTTACGAAAAGCCCTAAATGCTAGATCCAGACTTATTAATGTTAAAAACATAGACACTTCTTTATATTGTTCAAATAAGTTACCTGCAAATACAGCCGATAAAACACTGTATTGCACGTACCTCATTTCTCTTCTCGTTTTATCTATGGATCTTTTCATAGATGCTCTTGATTTTTCCATTCCTAGAACCGCTGTACTTATATTCTTTACACGATTAGGCATTTCCGTAGCAGTCGAAAACATATCGCCTATATCTATAACATCTGAAATTTGATCTCTAAGTATAGGTTCAAGGTATTCTATATACGTAAAATCTGGATCGAGTTTTACGCATGTACCTTCAATAGTCGAAAATGTCTTTGCAAGATACACAAACGACGTTGGTATGATAAATGGTTTTTCCTGTGCAAGTTTAAGTAACGTATCATCACTTAATATTTCGTCTTTTAAATTAACTCCGTCTAAAGTTTCCAAGTAATTAAGAGTTGTTTTAAAAAAGAGTTCTATATCACTAGTATCTTTAGTAGTAGGTAAAATAACTTTTAATCGTATAAGTACATCAACAATCCCTTTCGTATCCTTATTTATTATATGTAAAAACATTTCTTTGAATCCTTCTTTCATTTCATCAGAAATATCTATAACAAGACCAAAATCGTAAAACACAAGTTTACCATCACCCGAAAATCCTAAATTACCGGGATGTGGATCTGCATGAAAAAATCCCTTATCCATTGTTTGAATAACATATGAATTAAGAAGAGCTTCACACACTTTCTTTTTATTTACACGTGTATCACTTATCGATTCTAATTTCTCTGAAGGAACATATTCCATAACTATCATATTTTCGCTAGATAATTCATTATATACCTTTGGTACTTTCACCCATGGAATTTTTTTCAGACGCTTTTTGAACAATTTTGCATTATTTATTTCCTGTTCATAATTTGATTCCGCTAATAAATAATCTATAGATTCGTCGAGAACATAACCCGTATTTGCACCTGTATCTATACCAACTTTTTCTAAAAATTCAACAATTTGTTTAATATTATCCGTATCCTTTTTCATTATATTGTATATATTTGGTCTTTTGAGCTTTACAACAACTTCTTCACCCGATGATAATCTCGCCCTGTGAACCTGACCTATACTTGCAGATTTAAATGGTTCATAATCAAAATATGAAAAAATATTATCTCTCATATGAGGTTTAACCATTAATCGAATAACACTATTAGCAATAGGTGGTACATTATCCTGTAAAGATTCGAGTTGTTGTGTAAACTCTAAAGGGTATAAATCGACGCGCGAAGATGCAATTTGCCCTAACTTAACAAAAGTAGGACCAAGTTGTATGAGTTGATCACGTGTCCATTTACCAAATTTAGCCTGATCTTTCTGAAATTGTTTTCGTAATAAAAATTCACCTGCAAACTTCCATGTTTTAGATTTATGTTTTGAGGGTATTTTTATGGGCATAACGGTTTTTAAAGAACATAGTGCCATCCTAATATTAATTATAAAAAAATACTTATAGGTTTAACGCTTAATATAATTAAATGACATACCCCGTAAAAGCAATTGTATATGAACCTATGTACGAATATAACGAAAAAAAGTATATAAGACTTACCATATCCGATAAAGTTCGTGATTATATACTTAGTTTACATATGAATAAAGCAGATGTTATACTTTTCCCGGATACACTTGATGATCCATTAGAAGGTAATGTTTTAAAGGTGAAGGTACCTTTTAGATATAGACGTGTCATGTGTAATGTAGACGGTGATAAACCCGTCCAATCACTTGTAAAAGGTGATACAGTTCAAACTGAACTCCAATTCAATGGAGTTTGGAATGCACATGAACATAGTGGATATTCGTGGGTATTGAAATATATAAAGTTTAAAAACTAATAATAATAAAATGAGTCTTACACGTTCGGGATATATTACAGGTGAGACACCAGAAACCAAAAAAGAACTTACAGTTCGTGCTATAGTAAATACTGAGTTCGGGTTTCCTCCGCCTCCCTTTAAGGTATTCAGAAAAGCAAAATCGGGTATTTGTGTTCCTAGATTTTATGGTGAAGAAAAATTTGGTAAAGCGCGCGAAGATCGTCGACCAGAACCAGTTAAAATATCTACCAAATTTAATGGAAAACTTCGTGATGAAACGCATCAAAATGATGCTATGGCTGAAGCAATTAAAAAGGGACACGGCGTTATCTCGCTTCCTTGCGGCTTTGGAAAAACGACGGTATCCTTGGCCATAGCGTGTAAATTGGGGTACCGAACAATGGTTGTCGTCCATAAAGAATTCCTAGCAAATCAATGGAAAGAACGTATACAACAATTTTGTCCAGGTGCATCTATAGGTATAGTTCAACAAGATAAGAAAGAAACAGATTGTGATTTTGTTATTGCCATGCTCCAATCGTTATCGTTAAAAGAATATTCGTTCGGAGATTTTGATAGTATAGGAACACTTATTGTTGACGAAGCGCATCATATATGCGCCAAAGTATTTTCACAATCCCTTTTCAAAATGTGTCCTAAACATATTTTTGGATTATCAGCAACACCAATACGTAAGGATGGTCTTACAAAAGTACTTCATTGGTTTATGGGACCAACAGTTTTTGCAATTGAACGTGAAAATCAACAACAGGTTGAAGTATTTCCAATAGAATATACATGTTTAAGATTCCAAGATCCCCCACCATGCACGCGTTTCGGTAAACTTTCATTAGCAACTATGATTACAGAACTTACTGAAGATAGAGAAAGAAATATCATTATAGCAAACATCATAAAAGATATAGTTAAGGGAACACGCCAAGTTCTCGTACTAAGTGATAGACGACATCATTGTGAAGTACTCCACCAAAGTTTCAAGAAAACTTCTGGTTTGTATATGGGTGGCATGAAAGAAGTGGACTTAGCCGAATCGAGTAAAAAACAAATTATTTTTGCAACATTTAGTCAAGCTCACGAAGGTCTCGATATACCGTCGTTAGATACAGTTATTTTAGCGACACCAAAATCAGATATTGTTCAATCTATAGGAAGAATTATGAGAGAAACACATGGTAAAAAGAATAATCCACATATTTACGATATATTCGACCAATGGTCTATATGTCATGCTATGTATAACAAACGTCTTAGAGTATATCGACAAGGTGGTTTCAAAATACCAAAACAAAAACCTGATGAAAATTCTGTTTTCAGTAAAGGAAAATGCCTCATCCCACCCTAAAAATAATCATCTCTAGTTGTAAGAATGCCTGGTTGTAGCACTGGTCGCAATATACAAAAATATAAAGGGGCTGCGGCATCTACACTCCAGGATGTTACCGATAACGGTAATACCACAACTGGTGATTTAATAACAACATCCGGATATTTTATAGGTGATGGTAGTTTGCTTACAGGTATAGCTGGCGCAAGTTCTGCATTTTCACTTCAAGATACATCCGATCGTGGTAATACAACATCAAATACAATCCAGTTTACTAATACACAGACATCTTTCATTACAAGTGGTAATATATTCGTAGCCAGTAACGTAACCGCAACCGAATTTTACGGTGATGGTACAACACTAACCGGTGTCGCTTTAAGTACGGATATGACGAGTAATGCGTCGAGAGTTACAAATTTGGAAACTGACATGACGAGTAATGCATCGAGAGTTACAAATTTGGAAACTGATATGACGAGTAATGCATCGAGAGTTACAAATTTGGAAACTGATATGACGAGTAATGCGTCTAGAGTTACAAATTTGGAAACTGATATGACAAGTAATGCAACGAGAGTTACAAATTTGGAAACTGATATGACGAGTAATGCGTCGAGAGTTACAAATTTGGAAACTGACATGACGAGTAATGCAACGAGAATAGGCGACGCAGAGATGTCAATTTTGACTTTAGAAACTGATATGACCAGTAATGCATCAAGAATAGGAACCCTAGAAACAGATTTAACGAGTAATGCATCGAGAATAACAACAGTTGAAAATAATGTTCTTGTAAGTAATAGTTCGGGTATAACATCTGGAATTGGTCAAGGTGATATACTAATTGGAGACGCTGCAAATGTATTAACAAAACTTAGTTTAGGTGCAGATAGTCACGTTTTAACATCCAATACGTCAACGGGTAAACCCGAATGGAAATCCGCAAGTGCTATTGGTACAACAGTTGCAACACTTTCAAATAGTTCACATATAATTGGTGGTTCTTATAACGGAGGTAGTGCTAAAACTTGGTCTTTAAAAGCAAGTACAAGTAATTCGGCAGATTATATAGTCATTCGAGATAGTAATGGTAACATAAACGTCGGCGCCTTAAATGTAGGTGGTACGTCGTTAACATCTACCGCATGGTCCGGATCGGCGGCAACATTAACAAATGCAAGAGACATTGGAGGACAATCGTTTGATGGTTCGGCAAGTATAAATTTACCCGGGGTAAACCAATCGGGTAATCAAGATACAAGTGGGAATGCTGCAACTGCGACTAAATTAGCAACGGCAAGAGACATTGGAGGACAATCGTTTGATGGTACGGCGAATATAAATTTACCCGGGGTAAACCAATCGGGTAATCAAGATACATCTGGTAATGCTGCAACTGCGACCAAATTAGCAACGGCAAGAGACATTGGAGGACAATCGTTTGATGGTACGGCGAATATAAACTTACCAGGAGTAAACCAAGGGGGTAATCAAGATACAAGTGGGAATGCTGCAACTGCGACCAAATTAGCAACGGCAAGAGACATTGGAGGACAATCGTTTGATGGTACGGCGAATATAAACTTACCAGGAGTAAACCAAGGGGGTAATCAAGATACAACTGGTAAAGCAGGTTCAATAGCAAACGCGAGTGACACAACAACATCTTCAGAACTAAGTGTTGCTTTTCTAAATGGTAATCAAGTTAAAACAAATACAAACTTAACGTTTAAACCAAATTCTAATGAATTTAAACTTAATAATCTTAAAATAACTGGTTCATTAACAGCTGGCAATAGTACAGGTTCCAGTGGACAAGTTCTTAAAAGTACTGGTTCGGGTGTCGAGTGGGGGGCGGATAATACGGGTGGTTCGGGTGGTACTACAGTTTGGACAAAAGATACTTCAACAAACGAAATATATTATAATACCGCATTCGTTGGTATTAACAAAACAAACCCCGCGTATAGATTAGATGTAGGTGGTGATATTAACTTAACTGGTGGATTATATGTAAGTGGTTCGTCGGGTTCTAGTGGACAAGTTCTTAAAAGTGATGGATCGGGGGGTCTCTCTTGGCAAACGGATAATACGGGTGGTTCGGGTGGTACTTCAGTTTGGTCACAGAGTGGTAGTACCCCAAATTTTATTATAACTACACCCACTCCCGAAAGTAAAGTTGGTATAGCAATTCCAACTAACCAAGCAGCTGTTAACCAAACACTTCATATAGGTTCAAATGTTATAGTAAGTGATACTGGAAATCACGACGTTCTTAGAGTAAACGGTAACGTTTTCTGTACGAATTACCTTTTCGGTGATGGGAGTAAAATACGAAACCTTAATACGATAAGAACCGAGACTGGTGGAAACCAAATCTCCATAGGAGGGAACGATGGAGGTCCGGTTTTGTCATGGCGCGAAAGACAGATAAGATACCAACGGGGTTCTAATAGACCTGACCCACCAAATTATGGTTTCTAGTTAAATCGTTGAAAAATTAATATACATTTAAAATAAGATGCCGGAAGTTGACCAATTTCCCATTACTCTTGCTACGGGTGGCTCCGGAACAGATTTCGGTATGTCAACTGCAGCAAATAATACAGGCGACTTTTCGTATATAGGTGCACCTAGTTGGTCGACAAATGGAGCAAATGGTAAAGTTCATATTTACTATTCAAATTCAAATGCAATGGCAGAATTAACTTCATCTGCGATTTCGGGACCAGGTGGTAATAGTGGTTTCGGTGCATGTGTAGATACAGATTTATCCGGTGATATTCTTGTTGTTTCTTCACACTCAAATGTACATGCATGGCCTAATCACGGTACTACAAGTAGTATTTATATATATAAAAGAACTAAACTCGATTGGTCTACATATACGTCCAATGTTATAGTTGGTTCGCCAGGTGGTTCATCTGTAAAAGGATTCGGTCTTTCTATATCGATAGCATCTGAAAATCCTGGTTTGCTATGTGTAGGTTCACCGTACGAAAATAGAGTTTATGTTTACGATATTAATGCGACACCGTTACTTTTATATACGGACCAACCTGGAACTGAAATAAATGGTAATAATGGTGTATTTGAAAACTACGCTAATGTTGTATCACAAAACGCAAAATCGATTTCACCTGTTAGGTTAAACCCAACTTACGATCAGTATGGGTTCTCCGTTTCTATGTCCCCAGATGGATGGGCTTTTGCAGCGGGTGCACCAGGTACCCAAACGGATACATATGTTGGAAAGGGTCAAAATTATACTGTTAATTCAGGTGTAACCGATGATGTTAAAGACTCTGAAGGAAATTGGAATTACCAATCGGGATATGTAAAAGTTGTATATTCACCCGCCGATTGGAATGGAACTGGGTATAATGCCCCATATGCAATAGGTGACCAAACACTTTTAAACGGTGATAGAAATCGATACGAACTTAGTAAATTTTCCGCGTTTGGATATTCGGTTGCCATGTCCGGCTTCTTATCATCGGAACCATTTTTAGACATAGTTAGTGGAAACGAAGCTGATATTACAATACCAACCATTAGACTAGCCGTAGGTGTACCTGGTGAATCTGGGGTTAGGGCGTTTAGATATAGTTATTTACAGGATAAATTTGTTCCAATTGGTGATTTAGTTTTAGGTGCCCCTGGTTCGGGAACAAAAATTTCAATGACGTATAACGGGAACCGTATAGCTTCAGGGTCAGATTATAATTTTACAAAGGTAACGGGAACACATAAAACATCGAACGTATACCAAATTTACGATTTTAATGGTTCATTTTGGAGTCATTACGATCCATACGATAGTATATATAGTGTAGCTGGGTTTACAACATCTATGTCACAAGACGGTCTTTTTATAATAAACTCGGGACAAACGAATGATGAAGGTCATGTACACGCGAATGAGGTAGAATTTTTAAAACTTGGTCGGTCTATTAAAGTCGTAGGTAATACGACCATAGGTGGTGATATTTCAGCTAGGGATTTTGTCGTTGGTGGTGGTAAATATACAACTTACCCAAAATATTCGGGACAAGTTATATTTTCAGATACACCCGGTACTGATACGTGGTCCAATGCACTTATAAGAAACTGGAACTATAAAGATGATAACGTGACGTCTACGACGTTTAATAATCAAAATAATTACACATCGAGTGAATTACTTATACACAAAGGTGGTGAATATCCAGATAAACTAAAAGCATGGGGAAGAGAACCAGATAGAATACGCGTACAAGGTAGGTCTATAGTTTTAGATACAACGTATAGTGACAACATAAACCCTTCTAATACACATCCAAAATTCGTTCTCGATACGTTTGGGAAAATTGGTGTAAATTTACCTGAATTACAACCAGAATCATTAGCATTAAGAGACGGGTTTGGTCCATATAAGGAAAATATAAAAGCGCGTCTCGATATTAATGGTAGAACGGCTATTAGAAATAAACTTGATATTAATTACGGTTTAAAATCAAACGTTACGATTGGTAAACAAACACTATTACATTACGATACACGGGATGTAAATTGTTTAAAAGGTATTTATTTACAAGATTCCGGACCAAGAGAAGTTTATCGTTCCAATTTAACAAACACGTCGTGTACTTACGATGCAACGCATAAAAGTGTATACATAAACGATGGTGGTCAGTTAAAAGGTGTTATAAATACTGATATCGGCGATAACACAGCCGTTTCGTTTTGGTTCATGTTAGATAATGATCATAATACGTATAATAACAAAACCATATTTTATATAGGTGATACCGTGGCGGCAAGTCAAGTAGAACAAATAATAGCATGTGAAGTTTATTATATAAATTCATCAGACCATGGTTTACGATTACATTTCCTTAACCAAAATGCAAATAAACTTGAATTTAAATACACATTTTCCGCTAAAAAGTGGTACCATATATATTTTCAAAGAGAAGGTATATTAAATATTAATAATCTTTAATGTGAGTTTTATAATCCATCTTATAATATATAGACTATTATAAGATGGCTTCACAGGATAGCAAAATAAATTCTACGAATGTTGGTTCATATGACTATTTCGGTAGTTCAGTTCGTTTATCCGGGAAAGGAAATGGATCGTATAACAGTGGTGTTGTAGAGTATAGAGCTATAGTGAGTGCACCAAATAACGAATATGTCGGAAATGTATACATATTTACAAACACAACTGAGGTGGGAGGAACATGGTCTCAAACAGCTCATATCCTATCGTCAAATGTAGTTGTAGGTGACCAATATGGATATGCAGTTGACATTGCAGGTGGATTTTACCCACATATACATGTTGTATCTGCACCGTCAAAAGCAGATGGTCGTGGCGCCGTGTATATATTTAACAATAGTTATAATCAAACTCATGAAATATTAGGGCCAAGTGAATATGCATACTTTGGAGACTCTGTTAAATTTAATTTCCAAGCTAATAAATTAATTGTAGGTGCAACCGGAATTGGGAGTGCGTATATACTTGATTCGGGTAATGGCTATCAACTCGGAACCGCTTTACAACAAGGTGACCTTAGTGATTATTTCGGATTTTCGGTAGGTATAGCTGGTAATCAAGCATCGTCGAATTGGAGTATCATAGGAGCACCAGGTGCAAATAATGGTACTGGTGCAGCATATATATACAATGGAACAACTTTACATACAACTTTCCCACTTGACTTATCGGGAGCACTATATCCATCAGAATTAGTCGAAGGTGACTATTTCGGTAACTCAGTTGCTTTAGATGCAAGTGGTGATACCGCAGTTGTATGCGCATTTTTACAAAATTCACAAGGTGCGGCACATGTATTTGTACGTAACACGTCTACAAACGTTTGGTCTTACCAATCTAAAATTGTTCCAAAAGATATACAAGTAGGTGATAGTTTCGGGGATTCCGTATCCATCGATAGTGGTGGTGATACAATCGCTATAGGTGCATCTTCGAAATTATCGGGTGGTGCTATGTATATATTTATACGTTCTGGAACTACGTGGACTCAACGTGAAAAAATAGTTTCATCCAACTTAGCTACCGGTGATAAATTTGGTTATTCAGTTGGTATTTCTGTAAACGCCAGAAAGGCTATTGCAGGGGCGTACTCAGCTACATCTTCGAGTAATATATTTAGCGGTGGTTCTGCGTATGGGTATAGTTTACCTCAAAACTATTATAGTAACGTAAATAGAGTAATACACGAAACTGTACCCGAAGCAGAACCAGTTAGTACATTTGAAAAGTTTAATATATACGTAAACGGTCAGCCAGTTGAAAATACACCAACTACATGGTCTCAACTGTCCTCGAATAACGTAACAATGTCCGCACCTTCAACGAGTAATATATTTTTCGGGAATGTTGAATATACTAGTGGTTTAAGTACATTAGAACCCGGATCTAAATTACATATAGGTAACTTTACACTTTTAAATAGAAACGCTTACGATACGTGGGATACCACAGCTTTAGATTTTTATAACGAAGGACCCCCGAGTCAAATGTTAAGTGTTGGTGGTGAAGCGATCATCGAACATAAATTAGGTATAGGGACACAGACCCCAGATAAACCTCTCCATGTTTTAGGAGAGGTTCGTGTATCTGACCCTTTTCCAACAGGTACGGTTATAGATATTAGCTCAAAATCAAGTATACTCCGCGAAGTTTCTAAAATAAAACCGGTAAGTCAATTACCTTACGAAGTTGTAGGTACTTCGGTATCTATAACGAAAGATGGTAAAACGGCAATTATAGGTGCAACTAGAAACCCACCTGGTAACGAAACGTATGGTCATGTATATGTATTTGATTGGAAAGGAAATTCGTGGGAACAGAATGCTATTTTACAACCAAATAATGTAAAAAGTAATGATAATTTTGGAACATCATCTGCTATATCAAATGATGGTAAAACAGTTGTTGTAGGTGCATGGAGAGATAATACAGTGTATATATTTACACGCACAGGGGATACATGGTCTCAGAATTCTAAATTAACTACCACATCATCTCCCGGAGATAGGTTCGGATATGCGGTCGATATATCTGAAGATGGGTCTACAGTTGTTGTAGGTGCTCCAGATGCTGATTCGGTATATGTATATATGCGTGTAGGAGCTGTAGATTCATGGATTGAAGCTCATATATACCCCACTTACTCAAGCTCTTTCTGGACAAATGCATATAATAGTGGAGATGAGTTCGGGACTTCTGTATCTATGTCTGCGGATGGTAATGCCATTGTTGTAGGAGCGCCTAAAGCAAGAATATATACATATTATAACGGTAACCAACCTGGAACAACCCAAAACAACGCAGGTGCTGCGTATATATTTAGACGTTCGGGTGGAGATACACATCCATCAACTCCAATGTCTAGCAATAATTCTGGTGGATTTATAGCATCTGCGAGTTCGTCAACACACACCCCTGGTTTTGATACTTGGAAAGCGTTTAATCATAATACAGGTAATGAAGGTTGGCATGGTACTGGTTATCAATATTCTACCGTTACTGGTTATTATACTGGTAATGTTTCTACGACATACGATGGAACGCGCACAGTCAATGGTGAATGGATACAGTTGCAGTTTCCAGCATCTATACCTATACAGGAAGTAAGAATACTTCCACGAAACTGGTCCGGGGGGCCAGCTAGATGCCCCGGTGATGGCATTATATTAGGAAGTAACGATGGTTCAACGTGGACGAGTGTACATTCATTTTCTAGTAAAACGTACACACAAGGAAATTATACCGATATTACATTCACAGGATCACCATATTATTTATATTATAGGTTAGTTACTACGAGACTAGCGGGGGGTTCAGTTTGGAGCTCAGATGTAGTAAATATAGGTGAAATTCAATTTATTTCGGTAGGTGTTGGTACGAATTGGGCCCAACAAACATGGTTACCAGACATTTGGGGTTTAAAAGAAATCGACGGTGGAACTGGTTTTACGCGAACATTCCCGTGGACGAATCTATCGCAACATACTATAAACACTGGTGCTCTATTTTCATATGGACACGCGGCTAATGATAGGGGTATGGCTCATACACAATTAACAACTACTGGAACGTACATGGGTGATCTCTTTGGGAACTCGGTAAATATATCTGATGATGGTAACACGATTATTGTAGGTGCACCTGGAAGATCGAGAACTTACGTGAAAACGAAAGAAGAATACATGCTTGAAGATAAATGGAGTAAAGGAAATGCATATATATTTCAATTTGCGGATGGTTCGTGGGTGGAACAAGCCAATATACAGGCATCAGATTACGAAATTTTTGATTATTTCGGGTTTTCCACAGCAATATCTTCTGATGGAAATACTGTTATGATAGGAGCATTTAATGACGACCCAACTTTTGTAGATAGCCACGGTAATAAATCTATTATTCAAAATGGTGGTTCGGTATACATATACACGCGTACAGTTGATGGTGTTTGGTCCGAAAAACATAAAATAACCCCAGACGTTCCAGTCACTGATGGAGCATACGGAGCTTCATTGTGTCTTAGTTCAGATGGTAATACAGCTCTTATAACGGGGGCGAGTAGTGGTAGTGGAGCTAAACCCGCACCGGCGATACCTTGGGTCGGTTTTCAAGACACGGCTGGTGCACACCAAACACACCCAAGTTCTATGTATAACTCTGATGGGACATTGAATAACAATGGTATGTTCCTAACATGGAACGGTACAACTGCAGACGGGGTCTATATATATGATGTATATTGGATTGGCATGCAATCGACTTCACAAGATATGGTAAGATATAATCCAAATACCAAAACCTGGTTGTTGGGTAGAGACGTAACTTATGGGGGTGGAAGTGGTGCTGTTTCTATATCAAATAACAATTCATCGTCAAATAAAGCTAACTTGCCAGACTGCAGTATCTATGACCCAGAATACGTATATCTATACCTTATAAACACCGCCAATGGTGATTATGTATGGGGGTGGTGGAAAAACCCATATAAATTTAATACAGAAGGTACAGTCTATTCTTATAATTTACCAGACGACTTCTCGAACCCGTATTATAACACGTTAAATGTACCAAGTAACTTATACGTTCGAGATACTATATATACAGCTGAAAATATAGGTGTTAAAACATCCGATCCAAAAAGACCTTTACACGTCGATGGAGATGTTCGAATAACAGATAATACAGAAAATGTAGATTTTTCTGTCGATAAAGGTTCAATTTATGAAGAAAGTATACTAACATTACCTAGAACAGGTGATGGAGATATAGCAACAGAAAATGATCATGTAGGAGAAAGAGTAAGAATATCTGGAGATGGATATACCGCTTTTGTATCATCACATACACACGGAGGAGGGTTTCAAGGTGGAAATTATCAACACCCTAAAGGTGGTAAAGTACAAGTATACACAAGAAGTGGATATAAATGGACACTCCAAGCTACATTACAACCAGACGATATAGGTTCCGGTGATGATTTTGGTATATCTTTTGGATCAACACCTGACGGTAATAAATTAGTTGTGTCTTCGTTCTATTATAACGCAACTATATCAGGGACAACGTATAATGAATCGGGTGGTATATGGGTATATAAACGCGAAGGAACTACATGGTCTATAGAATCATTTTTTGTACCACAAGAAGTTCATGATGGGACGGGGGATACACAATGTGCTTACTCGATTAGTATATCCGATGATGGTTCTAGAATTGCTTCGGGTACTATTATATCGAATGGTGGTAGAGGTAGAGTATATGTATTCGAATTAGCAAATAATGGTACATGGTATCAACAAGCTACACTGAATGCAAGTGATGGACAAAGTAATAACTATTTAGGTATTGAAGTTTCAATATCTGGTGACGGTAATACAATTGCTTCAGGTGCATGGGCAGCTGATACGGGTCCAGGTTCTAATGCAAAAGGTGGTGCAGTATATATATTTGTACGTGGTGTAGACGTTTGGAGTAACAACGCATGGCAAGCTACATGGAATCAACAAACTAAAATCGTTCCATCTGATATCGAAGATAATATGATGTTTGGTAGTTCATGTATGTTATCTAATGACGGAAATACACTCGCTATAGGTGCGAGAGATGCAAACTATCCGGGTGGTGGTATAAATACACTTTCAAGTATAGGTGCAGCTTATGTATTCATTCGTTCAGGATCTACATGGTCCCAACAAACTAAGTTATTTCCATTCGACCCCGTAGCAAGTTCTAATTTTGCTCCCACAAATGGAATATCTATAAGTTCAGATGGTAATAGAATTGCAGTAGGAAGAAACCAACCCGCGAATACAGATAATCCAGCTACATATATATTCGACAGGGAAGGTACTACATGGTCACAGTTTACCAAACTAACCCCAAGTGATGGAAACGCGGGAGAATTTGGATACTGTGTTGCCTTATCCAGTATTGGTGATAGAGTTATAGTAGGGGATATAATTAAAATGGTAAATGGTAAGAGTAGAGCCGGTGCAGCATATATTTATAGTTTACCGGTAGCCGATAATACAACTTTAAATGTATCATCTTCCATGAGATCACGGGGTGGTCTTCTTGTAAATGATAATACCGGTATTGGGACACTCGAACCGGAGAAAAAACTACACATTGTAGGTGATGTTCGTATATCAAATCAAAACAATAATTCCGTTGATCTTAGTATTCTTACTACGCAATATGAAGAAGAATTTACGAGTACAATTAGTTTACAATCTTCAACACCAACATCGGGACCTATAAGAGCCGCTTTGGGTGTATCGTGTGCATTATCATATGATGGAGACGTAGCTGTAACTGGAGGTGATTCTGGTGAGATATACATATACGAGAAGAAAGGAGCTGAATGGAAATTACACCAAAAAGTAAGAACGTCTCGTACATCTGCGAATACATGGGGTAATAAACTTAATATATCTGGTGACGGTAAAACAATTGCCGCGTCGTACATCAATAATAATGGTGGATCGTATGTTTCTATAGTCGTTCGTCTTAAAGGTATATGGGAGGAGAAATTAATATTTGATAACCCCGGTCTTGTTCAAAATAATTGGTTTGGACATACTGTTGCTTTAGATGAAAAGGGTGATTGTCTTGTTGTTGGTGCCTATAATGATAAAAGAACGAGTGGAGGAAGCCACACCGGGGTTGTATATGTGTATCATAAAATAGAAGGTTGTTCATGGTATACCACTCCTACGTCAATAACTGCTTATATGAATAGTAATGAAAATGATGCCAATTATCATTTTGGGTATAGTGTAGATATTAGCGGAGATGGCGATAAGATTTTAGTAGGGGCACCTAAAGCCAAACCTTCGGCAGGTGGCGCTTCCAACAAAACGTGTGGTTGTTTGTATGGATTTGATAGAAATACTTCAACAAATGCGATTACTTTTTATAGAAAATGGTTTCTTAGAGAACCATCCGGTGACGATGGCGACTGGTACCTCAATAACGATGATGAATTTGGAAGAATTGTCCGTATTAGTGGTAACGGTAATGTAATCCTGGCTGGTGATAGTTGGGATTTTTATGATCCATCTTGGGGGACGAGGACCAATTGCGGTAAAGCAGTAAAAGGACTTTGGACCTCTGCTGGTGATAATGGTCTCAATGGTATTGGTAACTCGAAATGGTTGATTGGGCGCACTAATAATATAAAAATGGGGACGGACATGATTTTTGTAAATTATAGTGGTCGAATATGGGGGTGCTCCACTCTTCCAGAAGATCCTTCGAGCTCAGATGGCGTAACCGGTGGATCTTATCCAAATTGTGGTCTCGTATATGTCATGGATGATACTAGCTACCACGCATCAGTTCCCGCCCACCCACAAGTGAACGCAAATGCAATAGTACCAACCACGTATCAAGCGAATATTTATTTCGGTGCGTGTGTAGATATAAATAGAGAAGGTACTAAACTGTTAATAGGATCACCTTATGAAAATTCAAGTGGTACTATTCATATATTTAATCTACCATTAGCTTCAAGTACAACTATACCTTCATTAAGTCTAAGCGGTCTATTAAATGTACCACACGGTATAGGTTATGATAAACAAAACCCAACTGGTCTTGCACCATTAACCGTAAATGCACGTGGGGGTAGTAGTGATAGTACAACCAACGGTGTAAATGTAGTTGGTTCATATGACATTGTTAATGGTTATTACGCACCAGCTATACTTGGGGCGGAATCTTCGCACGCAGATGCTTATGTTTCTTTAAAAAGAACGGGTGGTAGTAGTGCTCAAAACTACAATATTGGATTTATGAGCAACGGCGCCCTCTCCGGTGGTGACCCGGGTTCGACCCAAAGTTCTGATAGTGCTAACGCATTATATATAAGAAATCACTCAACTGGATTGGGTGTATTTTGGAATCCCGATCTTGATATGTATGTAATAGGAAGGAGAAAAATACAATTTGGTCAGAGTTTAGATTATGATACAGGTGATTACCGAACGGAGTTAAACTCAGGTTCAATTGGATACGGGTTATTTTCGAATAATACTAGTAGTGAAGCAGCAGCTCTTGATATTGTAGGTGCAGGATGTGAACAATCATTTAGTTACTGGGCGCGCCCCGACCCGACCCGTCGCATGGTAAGAATATGGGATAGACTTTTTATAGGGAATGGTACTTTATGTAGTGGTGGACTTGGCGATAGGGGAATTATAGAAGTTACGCAATCCGCTGGGAGCCAAAATATAACATATAGGTATTTAAACGCGGGAAGTGACGGCCACGGTCCATACACAGCATCGGGAAGCAGCGCTGTAAGTTACTCTATATGGTGTAATGGGAGAGTGAGATCTTCAGAATTTAATGCAGTTTCTGATGAACGTATAAAAAAGGATATTGTAGATGTTGTAGATGCATCTGCACTTGAAAAATTAAGACTTCTCAAACCAAAAACGTATAAATATAAAGATAAATTAGCAAGAAATGATAATACAGTATATGGTTTCATTGCACAAGAAGTTGCTAATGTTATACCATATGCAGTTTCTACATCAATTGATGAGATTCCAAATATATTAACACACGCATCAGTTACACGGAACGATACGTTCTTTCCTCCAGATAGCAATGTATACTACATGCCGTCAAATGTTCACGTTTCCGAATCGAGTAACATATTCGATATTCGTCTAGATACGAGTGTTCCTGGTTTATCCTTATCAAACACGTGCACTATTAGTATTACAACAGATACGGATGTAAAGGATTCATTTAGTGTAGTTAAACAGGAAGGTGACGTGATAACTATAACGTCGGGTAAAGAAATCGAAACTACAAATGTATTTAGTAATGTATCTAATGCATTTGTATACGGAGAAGTTGTATCAGATTTCCATAATTTAAATAAAGACTCTATATGGACAATATCTTGTGCGGCTTTACAAGAAATTGATAGACAATTACAAGCTGAAAAGACGAAGGTCGTGACGTTAGAAACACAAGTCGCCGATCTATTAGCGCGAGTTACCGCACTCGAAAATAACTAATTTACCATTCTGGAAAAATGTCAGAATGGTAGAAAGTTTACTTTACTTTCGTGGGAATGTATCCATGATTGCTAAGGTAATAACACCCGCAATAAAGAACAAAACAACATAATTACACTCGGTATCCTCTCCCCTAGTAGAAGGTTTACGCTTCTCCTGGATTGGGACTGATACTTCTCGTGAAGGTCTCGGTCTTTCAATAGGATCTTCGTCTAAAGGACAATACCCTATCATTTATACTATATTTTACAAATTAATTTCAACCGATTTTTTCTTTTTCCCTCGTTTAGCTTTGGTCTGGGAAACTTTAACTTCCCGCACTTCACCATCACCACCTTCTTCAGTATCGCCTGTATTTGGTGCCTCGGCAATATCGGAAATATCATCGTCGTCACCATCATCTACAGGTATTGTTTCCTGAGGCTCAATACTTGTTGTATTCATTGGCGGCGTTGGTGGCATCATAATATTACCCATAAGACTGGAAATATCTAAACCCGGACCTTGCATTTCTCGCCTTCCATTCGAATCTGTTTTTTCGTCTGTCTGCTGTGACTTTGGAACTGTGTTTTGAACCGCAGATACCATATTCTGAACGAGTCCTGGGTTTTGTTTAATCACATCATTCATGTTTGGCATAACGGATTTAAACATACTATTCGTCAAATGGAACATCATTGCAGACCCACCAAGCATCATAATAAGCTTAATTTCTGGTGCAACATGCATTTTCGATCGGTATTTCACATATAACTCCTCAAAAACTTCATCGTAATCGTCTACATTTTCCATAACATTCTCAGACCATCCATCGAGTTGAATTTCAAATGGGTTATACTTCTTATTCATAAATTCAAGACCTGTAGTACACGCAATAAGCATACGTCTAGAAAACTTTATCGATTTGTCTACATCTATACTATATGTAATTCGTTTTACTTCGCTTCTAAGTTCATCTATTGGAGAATAAGCATTTAAACGTTTATTTACAGTAAACCCCTTTTTTTCTAAACGTCCAAGTTTATTAACAAGATCCGCTTTTTCTTCATCGATTGTTTTAAAACCAGGTGATGGTTTTTCTTCCTCCTCTTCCATACCGTAACCACCGCCTCCATAATCCATTTCTGGTTCTGGTTCATCGTATTCACCGTAATCAACAGGTGCTTCTGGAGGAGGTGCAGTTGGGTGCGCCTGTTTATTTGGATTTGCAAAAGAGTCAATGTCTTCCTGGAACACTTGTGGTGCAGGTGGTGTAAATTGTGTCTTCATTCTTGAAATTTGTTTTTTTACAGGCTGAGGTCGAGGAACATCAATCTCAATTTCGTTCATCAGTGCTTGTTCACTGTCATCAAGTTTCATAACATTAGTATTTCTACGATCAATAATAATTTCACCGTCCATTACTCTTTATGTTGAAACTATTCTATTCTCTTTAACGCACTTTATAAAAAATATTGTTTCAATATAAATGAAACTTAACAACACCAACAAAAATACTATCCGTGCCATCGTCGTCGTCGTCGGCATATTATGTGTCCTCGCCATGTTGCGTACCAGTGGGTACCAGGGCAAAGATATCGAAATTGAAACCACTAATACGGGTTCACTCTTCGACATCCCATCCACTGAAGAATGTTTGAAGACTGCCTATTATTCCGACAGTAAAGGTGGTGTATGCGATGGTCAAAAACTTGTAAGAGAACAAGCGGGATACAAGATGAAGTAAAATCTCCAGTATATATAAATGGCTTTAGTGACTAGTCAATCAACTTTACCCGATTTCGATTACGAACATCACACAGTTATACTCGATAACCTAGACTCATCAAGCAAGACTGATTTTACACTTCATTTACCAACACCACTCGAAAATATTGTTCAAGCACAATTAATCGCCGCAAGTCTTAATACGAATGGTGATGCTCAAAGATGTATACACATTGGTATAGAAGAACTTAAAAGTCATTTTACACAACGTGGGAAAAATGACCTTGATGATGCCGATAACCACCTTAATGGTGTTTTTGGTACTATTATTTGTGAACATGTAATGCACGCTCCAGATGGAGCAAGTACTGGAGACAAAGTAGGTACCCAAAAAGCTGTATTCTTCAGAAACGAATATCCAATTATCCAACAATATTATAACCCAATCCGAAAACTCGATAGAATATCTTTTAATTTAGATAAACAAAATGGTACTGCAGCCGCACTTAATGATGCTATTTTTGTTTTTAAATTCGTTTGCAAAAAAAGAAATTTAGCCCATTAATTATTTCAGGGCGTTACAACACTTATATTTTAAACCTTTTCTTATTATAAATGTCATCTGGTATTGTTCAACTTATTGCAATTGGTGCTCAAGACGAACACATTATGGGCGAACCAGAGATTTCGTTTTTTACGTCAACGTTTAAACGGCATTCTAACTTTTCACAGTCCGTAGAAAAACAGACAATACAAGGATCTGTGAAAGGCAATTCCATGTCATCCATCAAATTTGATAGATCGGGTGACTTATTAGGGTATACGTACCTTACAATAGATGATAATACAAAATCATACGATATTCAGAGATGGGATACACTTATCGATAAAGTCGAACTTCTCATAGGTGGTCAAGTAATAGACACACAAGATGCAATATTCACTGAAAAGATAGCTATAGATACATTTGCAACGAATGTATCTAAGAGTGCTAATGGTACACACCCAGGTATAAGCGCACGCTCATACTTTTACCCTTTCAGATTCTTCTTTTGTGAAGGAGCACAATGTGCTTTACCTATAGTTGCGTTACAATACCATAACGTCGAATTACGTATACATTGGGGACCAGATGCAGGAAACTATAATTTTGAGTGTTATTCAAACTATTATTATCTCGATAATGAAGAACGCGGTAATCTTGTGTCTCGTAACCATAACTTAATAATCACACAAGTTCAAAAAAGTGTTCCTTCGCATGAACTCGTACAAGAACTTACATTTAACCACCCCATAAAATATCTCGCATCTTCGGATACAACAACAGAAGGGGCATTAACATCGACATCAAATAAAATCAAAATCGAAATAAATGGTTTAGATATAGGTAATTTCAAATGGGCAAAGCCGCACTTTATAGATGTTATGAACTATTACCATACAAACTTTGTTACATCACCTGATTTTTTCTTATATTGTTTTTGTTTATCGACGAGCTCACTCCAACCGACAGGAACGCTCAATTTTAGTCGTTTAGATTCCGCAAAGGTAATCAGTCAAAAAATGGTTATCACTGATCCTATATACGCCGTTAACTATAATATACTCAGAATAGAAAATGGAATGGCTGGTCTCATTTATGCAAATTAAAATACGTACTTATATTAAATATGGTTAAAAACATACCTACGATAGAGCGGTCTACCAAAATCCGGTTTGGTAAACACGCTAACGATAATCAGGCTGAAAACTCAATAGTTTTTAATGCATCTAATGAGGCCATATCTGCATCAACACCAGGTGCTGTATATATGACACCTTTGCGTCAGGCTTCTGTAGGAGGTGCAACTTTTATAGGATATGATGCAACTACAAAAGAAGTTGTAGATACAAATGTATTGACATCACTCTTAGGTGGTATTTCGTTAGATGAAGCATCTAAACAGGGGAATGTAGTTACAAATACATCACCCCATTTTGCACATACAGTAACTGCGTTTACAACAAGATATGGTTCAAATGTTGGTATTGCAAATACAAGTCCTATACACGCTTTAGATGTCGGTGAAAATTTATCTATTACACGTCATGGTAATGTTATAACAAGTGGTAAAATAACAGCTGGACAATTTTATGGAGATGGTGGTGCACTTTCAAATATTGCAACTACTCTCAACGAGGTTATTTTACTTGGTAATACAGCTTCATCAAAAACAGTCGAGTTTAATTATGCAAGTGGCCCATCTCTAATTACGGCAAATACTGTTGGTATTTCAAATGCCAATCCTATACACACGTTAGATGTTGGGTCTAATTTATATGCGGAAGATACCGCGGTAGATGTCTTAAATGTCACGGGTAATGTAAATGTATCCAATTATGTAAAAACAACCAACGTCGTTGCGTCAAATATAAGTTTAACTTCAATTACACAAGGCGATCTATTAGTGGGTCCATCGTCGGGAACTGTATTAGAAAAACTTGCGGCTTACACGGGACCATCATCTTTTTCAGGTCCAGCAGCTATGTCCTCTAACTCGTCGGGTGGAAATACCGCATCTTCGAGTGGTCCATCTGCAATACAAGCCAATGCGTGGAAAGCATTTGATGGAAGTGATAGTACCAGCTTTATATGTAGAGAATTTGATTATCAGCATTTTGGGACTTATGCATACTGGGGAGGTACTACTTTAGGTGGTGTAAATGGAGAATGGGTAAAAATCCAACTTGCGAGTGCTATCACGCCAACATCGGTATTTGTAAAATCACAACCAGATGGTACGGATTCTGCTGGGCGTCCACAACAATGGCGCATTTTGGCGAGTAACGACGATGCAACTTGGACACAACTACACTCGTCTACAACAGTTGTAGATGACTCATCCGGTACTACAGAGTCTTTTACCAATACAACAGCCTATACATACTTTGCTTTTATTGTTACTCATATAAATACAAACAATGGCAAATGGAACTTGTCACATCTTTTATTCAATTATACTGGTTCGGGACCAACTGAAAAATTCCTTAAAAGTTCAGCCGCGGGTGTATCGTGGGACGATACTATATCCGGTGATGGTTCGGGACTCGAGGCACTTAATGCTAATAATGTCAGTACCGGAACACTTGCTATTGCACGTGGTGGTACAGGTGTAACTACAGGTATATCGGTACTCGACCCCGCTAATTTGAGCTCACAAGTCTTACTCGCTAAAGGTGGTACGGGTTTAACTTCAATTTCAGAAAACGATCTGTTATTAGGACCAGCGTCTGGAACTGCTTTGACTAAACTTGCGGCTTACGTACAAACAGCTGGCAGTACGGTTCCAGCAGCTATGTCCGCTAACTCATCGGGTGGAAATACCGCATCTTCGAGTGATAGTTCATCCGATGCATATAAGGCGTTTGATGGAGGTGATACTGACTTCTATGTATCCACAAATAATTATAATTGGCAGTCTCCTTGGAATTACCAGGGAAGTAATTCTTTGGGTAGTGTACTCGGCGAATGGATAAAAATCCAACTCTCGAGTGCTATCACACCAACATCGGTATTTTTAAAAGCAAAACCAACCAATAATGTCAATATAGCAAACCGTCCACAACAATGGCGTATTATGGGAAGTAACGACAATTCAATGTGGACACAATTACACGCGTCTACAACACTTGTAGATGACACAAATGGTACTACAGAGTCTTTTACCAATACAACAGCCTATTCATACCTTGCTATTGTTGTTACGCATATAAACTATTCTGGAATGACAGAAACCAAATGGACATTGTCGCGTCTTTCATTTACAAGCTCACCAAGTGGTCCAACCGAAAAATTCCTTAAAAGTTCAGCCGCGGGTATAGCGTGGGATGAAGTTTCTTCGTCTTTACAGACTATTACAGATGGAGGTGCATCAACAACCAATGAAGTTTCATTTACGAATGGGGTAACATCTTTAACAGCTTCGGGTAACGTAGTTGTTACGGGTAACGTTACAGCTTCTAATATTATAAGTACAAGTCTAACTTCCGGTAAAATACCATATACAGATGCGAATAATGAGCTCATAGATAGTAAAGTGTCTTTCAATACTACAACTAATGTTACATCTGTGGCTTCAAACCTTGTCGTTACAGGTAATTTAACAGTACAAGGTGGTACGATATATCAAGATACTGATGTACATACGATTACCGATCCTATTATAGAATTAGGTAACGCAAATGCCATTGACACGATAGATATGGGTATAATCATGACACGTCCAACTGCAAATGTTGCGGCTGGTTATAGAGGTGATGAAAAAGAGTATACAATTGCATACACACTAAGTGACCCAGACGGTTCACATATAGTTCCTACAAACGCAACATCTGATGGATACATTACCGCAAACGTTTGGGGTAACGTTGTCGCGGGTAACGTTACGACAACAGGTAAAGTAACCGCAGATGCTTTTCATGGTGATGGTTCATTTATAACAGGTTTAAATTTAGCTTCGACGTCTATGAATTCCGGTTCAGTTCATATTGTACATGGAGGTACGGGTGTAACCACAGGTCTTACTGTACTCGACCCCTCTAATTTGAGCTCACAAGTCTTACTCACCAAGGGTGGTACGGGTTTAACTTCGGTAGCAGAAAACGAACTGTTATTAGGTCCAGCGTCTGGAACGGCGTTATCTACACTTTCTCCTCATACAGCAGCAGGTAAAAAATTCCTTAGAAGTGACGCCGCGGGTATAGCATGGGACGACGTTTCTTCGACTTTACAGGCTATTACAGATGGGGGTGCAACGACAACACAAACAGTCGCGTTTAATAACACGACCACAGGTTTAACGTCTGCGGGTGATATCGACATCGCCGCTACGAAACAAATCGATTACGCGGGTGATGTTTTAATTAAATCGTCGGCAGGTGCAGTAGCATCTTTCAAGGTCGATAACGCTATAAAACTCGACCCAAGTTACGCATCGTCTTCGCATAACGTTTTATCGATAAATACAACGACCGGTGAGATTTACGATTCTGGAGGACAAGGTGGTTCTTCATTTAATAATATACGTGAAGAAGGTGCAAATGTATCAATTGGTCCAACTGCATCTACAAACCTTACAGTAAATACATTTGGTTCGAATGTACTCTCAGTATCGGGAAATGTGTCAGCCGATAATATTACCATCGGGAGTTTACATGTCTCTGCATCACCATTTAATTTTGATGATGTTGTAAGTGCATCTGCAGGCGCAAACGTAACTTCAAATGTAATCACAATTGGGGGTCTTGTCACTTCAGGAAATGTCGAGGCAGGAAATGTAATTGTTACAGGAAACACGACTTCCCAGAACATAAAATTAACAAATACGGATATATCCGCAGCTATTTCTTCCGGAACAATAACAATAGATGCCAGAGAAAAATCATATGGTACAGCACCTTTAGTTACGTCTACAACTGACGTTTCGAATCTTGTATTTTCGAATCTCATATCAGGGTCTCAAATTGTAGTTCCAATTCTCGCGAGTGGTGGTAATATAAAAATTTCAAAAGAATTGACAAATGTAAATTTTTATGCCATGACCACTGATGTTTCTGTCTCCCAAGACAAACATGCACTCATGACATTATCAAATGTATCTGGAAATATTTATATGAATGCATTAGCATTTGCCTAGGTTAAAAAATAAAACCTGTGTATAATATAATAAAATATGTCTGGAGGTATTGCCCAACTCGTTGCCGTCGGTGCACAAGATGCCCATCTCGTCGGCCAACCTGAAGTTTCTTTTTTCAGGTCCAACTATAAACGTCACACAAATTTCGCCCAAACTGTTGAAAGACAGGTTATCCAGGGCAACCCAGCCAGAGCTGGTATGTCGACTGTCAGATTTGAACGTAAAGGTGACATGATCGGATACGTATACATTTCCAATAGAGCTGGTGACGCCACTGACTGGTCTGAACAAGTATCCAAAGTTGAACTCTTGATCGGTGGTCAAGTCATCGACGAACAAGAATATGCATTCTCCACTCTTCTTGCGCCAACCATTTTGAACCAAACGTATTCGAGAAGTACATACAACGGTGAAACATTCTACCCACTTAGATTTTCGTTTTGTGAAAACGCTCAATCCGCTATCCCATTGATCGCTCTTCAATACCACGATGTGGAATTGAGAATTACATGGGCCGATCATGCAAATTTGAAGGGTGACCTTGAAGTGTACGCTCAATTCATCCACCTCGATACGGATGAACGCACGGTCTTATCCAATCAACCACAAAACATGCTTGTTACACAAACGCAAAAAGCTATTGCATCTGCTTCTAAAATCCAAGAATTGAACTTCAATCACCCAATCAAGTGCTTGGTTTGTGAAGAAGGTAGAACCGCGACTACAAAGCTTAAGCTTCAAATAAATGGTACGGATGTTGGTGATTACAAAACAATTATCCCACACTTTACGTCTGCTCCAATCTATTACCATACATCAGCAGGTAACTGTACTGCCGATAACGTAACATTGGTTCCATTCTGTCTCGACACGTCGAAGCTTCAGCCAACAGGTTCGCTCAACTTCAGTAGACTCGATTCTGCCAGAATCGTTTCCGATAATGGTGTCTTTGCGAAAGACGTCTATGCTGTTAACTACAACATCCTCCGTATTGAAAACGGTATGGGTGGTTTGATGTATTCCAACTAATTTAATTTTAGCCGCTTATTATAAAATGATTTGGCAATTAATATTTCTTTTAGGATTCGTCTTTGTTTTAACATACGATCCATCATCCGGTGGTTTGGATCACTTAGTCGGTAAAAAACCTGAAAAACCTCCGCAAAACGCAGAGTGTAAAGAAGGTCATTACCAAGAAATTCAATTTGCAAAAATGGGGTACCCATGTTCGAAAGAAAAGAAAACACACATGGGTGCGATTATAGGAACTTAAAAATTTAACTCGTATTTTTATATATAAAATGTTTACATTCGATCGCGATACAGCGACTATAGTTGCCGTGCTCATGTGTATTGTAGCCACAGTATACATGTACAGAGAACTTAACAAAACTAAAACAGAAATGAATACCGTCAAGGGATTTTATGGAAATCTCATGGCTCATATTTCCAGACCACCTCAACCAAAACCAGTGCCTGAAAATGAAACGAAAAATGAGGAAGTTTTAGACACCCAAGTTGAAGAAATCGAAGAAGATTCTTCAGAATAATCATCTTATTCAATTATAACTTGCTTATTAGCAATGATAAAATATAAGGCGATCGCAATTCCCGTCACCTTTATAGGTGATAAACCACGGTTTCTAACTGTCCGGGATAGAAGATTCAAGGATTGGATTTTCGTTACCGGAGGGTGTAGAAGACGAGAAATACCAAATCCATTAAGATGTGCTTTGAGAGAATTAGAAGAGGAAACAAGGGGAGTTATTTCTCTAAAAAAAGGTGAATATACAAATTACAAGTTTACAGTAAAAGAAAGCCCAGGTGTTGATTTAGAATACAATGTTTTTGTGTTCTTCGTTGATTATAGTATCCAACAACAGGCAGATCTTATAAAAAAGTTTAATGATGAAAAACAGAAAATGAATCTCCGTAAGATTCAAAAACAACCAATTAAACGTACACACGACGAGAATGATTTTATGAATTTTGAAACTCTCGCCGAATTTAGTACAAAAAAGCAATGGGACCGTATAGTTAAAAATGTACTCAATAATCCAGAATTTTATGCGTGTGTAACTTCTCTCGATAGAAAAACCTTCTCTATTAAATAATGAAGTCGAAGAACTATATTTTATCTCAAATACGCGAACTTCTCATTGAAAGACACGCATATACTCCAGAACGCGCAGACAGGTACGTAGAATTACATAAGGAAGATAAAGTGTATGAACTCCTTGTTTTAAAAAAGAATTTATCAGAAGAAGAAAATTACCCAGAAATTTCATATAGACGTTCTATTTGGCATCATGAATATGAAGACGAATGAATATATATAAAAAAATAAAACTAATATTTGGTAAGTATGTTTAAACGTTGGTGTAAAGACCAAGGTTTTGCAAATAACTCCGATCTATCACATGTGCTCATGGACGGTGGCGTTCTTTCCGTGCCTTTTGATAGATTGAATGATTTTTATGAAAAATGTGTAGAAGCCTATACTCTAGGTGAAAAGATTTTCGTTGTAGAACAGAAAACAGAAAATTATAACTTTTTCATGGATTTAGATTATAAAGATGATGATGAATTATCATTTGAACAGATTAAAAGTATATGTAAAGTCATATGTGATAAAGTATCGAAATTTGGTGGTAAAGATGCATTAATATCCGTCGCCGAGCCTAAACCTATTGATAACCTTATAAAAACGGGTATTCATATTAACTGGCCGGGTTTTGTTGTAAATAGAACATCTGCATTAGCTCTCAGAGAACATGTTATAAAAACATTAAATTTGGCGTATGGGTCACGCGATTGGAAAGACATTGTAGATATATCAGTTTATGGTAATTCTTCACGTAACACAAAAGGTAGCGGATTTCGTATGCCTTGGTCACATAAAAAGGGAAAACACGAAGCATGCGCCGGTCAGGGATGTGAGTTATGCAATAACACAGGTAAAGAAACACAAGGAGAATATCTACCAGTGTTCATATACAAACATGGTCCTCTTTCTATGTTAGAAAAGACAGAGCAGAAACCTTCTGTAGACATGTTACACATGGCAACTTTACGTACAGAAAGTACAAATCCTAATATAATTGAAGGAATTTCAAAAAATATACGCGAAGAAGGTAATTTTACAAATATACAAACAAAAAATGAATTCAAGAACCAAGAAGCTCTCTTACTTGTTGAAGCATTTGTTCGTAAAAATATAGAAGGACAGAGTTCAGCGTCAATAACTAAAATGTTTAATTATAAAAATCAATTTCTCGTCTCAACAAACTCAAAATATTGCGAAAATAAAAAATGTAATCATAATTCTAACCACGTTTGGTTTCATATAGTAGGAGATACTATATCCCAAAAGTGTTTTTCAACGACTAACGTATTAAGACAGTATGGATTTTGCAAAGATTTTTCAGGTAGGCGTCATCAGCTTACTAAAAAAATAACGGATATCATTTATGAAGATGGTAAAGTTGAAAAATATGTACCCAAAAAGATTACAACTACTATAGAACCAGAACAGAATTTACTTGAGAAGTTTATAAAAAAATACATTATAAAAAATGAAACATTCTCAATAGAAACACTCAAACGAAACGGTGTTAAAAAATATACAGTAACGACTAAAGAAGTATGCAGTACATGTAAAGAAACTATCCATTTCAACATATTAAAAAAGCAGATACAGCAGGTATGTAAATGTAAATGTCGTGCACATAATCTCACAGATAAAATTGTGAGTACTTTATAAAATGTTAGCTGTAGTCTTAATTATAATTGTTGTCTATTTGACATCTTCTTTAATGAAAAAAGATACAGGAACTAAACATATATCAGAACTTATACGTCAGACACTGCCTTATTCAGGTTTAAATAAAATTTTATACAAGGAATTTTTAGCCAATATGAATATGGCTATAGAATACAAATCTGAAATTGTTATTTCAGAAAAATTGTTAAATCGTGCACTTGAAAATTTACGTGAAATTGCATTATATACAGTTTCTACAGATACAAACGTTATAGAAGAAATAGATGAATTAGCTAATAAAATAGAATCCGAATTCGGCCTTGTTTTAATAAATGAAACACTTAATGCAAAGTAATGTATTTAAAAGAATAAAACTAAGACCATTTATACTATGACAAAAGCAATTGTTGCAACGCGTACACGTTCTGGTAGAATTTCAAAAGTCCCAGACCGTTTAGATCCGTTAGAAGATTTACCCGAAGATGATTACTCAGACGATGATTACGAAACAGAATCTGATCCAGGTAGCGATGATGATATAGATTTACTCCAGACAGATGATGAAGATGATTTCGAAGATGATGATGAAGACATGGATGAAAATGGAAATTTAAAAGGGTTTGTCGTTTCTGATAACGAAGATGAGGAATAATAAGCTTAAAAAAATAGGTTTACATCTTATAAATGGAAGCCGAAGTTGGAACTCCAATTGAATATAATCCAAACGATTTCATAAATAAAGAAATGGAAGAAGAACAAAAAGAACCAGAACCGGAAAACAATGAACAGTATTATTTTCCGCCTCCACAACAATATTACGAACCGCCACCACATCATCAAAAAGATGATATCTTTTCAAATCTTGATAAAACGGCATACGTAATAATTTTTGTATCATTTATTCTAGGGTTTTTTATGGGAAAAACCATGCAACCGGTCATTCTTAGACCTGGATAGGTTTACCACGTATCCATAAATGCTCTGATGATGTTTGTTGCCCTTTAAAATCACCTATAGGACCATATGTAGGTTCTGTAAAATACGCTCTACTCACAATAAGTGGGTCCTTTAATATATCTTGTGCTACATCAGAAGCATTTACATTTTCGGTATCCGATTTACTTTTGCGAATATTATACAATCGTAAAAATAAACCAGACATAACTAAAACAATAAGAATGGTGATTATGTTCAATATAATACTCAACATACTTACATTTATATAACAAAATTAATTTACGCGTCTTTTGATTCCACCTCTTCACCTTCCTCAACTTCACCTTCGCCTTTCGTATCCTGAGCTTCCGTGGATTCCTCAGAATTAACTTCTTTTTCCTCATCGAATTTATGCATCTCTTCAACAGAATCAAAACCTCTTTCTTTCGCTTGTTTTTCAAGAGCATCTTTCGCATCCTTAATTTCTTTTTCCTTATCGAATTTATGCATCTCTTCAACAGAATTAAAACCTCTTTCTTTCGCTTCTTTTTCAATAGCAGCATTCGCTTCCTCTTCACGCTTCTTTTGCATTTCTTTGATTTCCTCTGCAACAATAGCGTCCGCCTCTTTGACAAGGTCTTCCATTTCTGCATCTGGCTTTTCCTTTTGGAGTCGTTCCAAAACTTCCCCGGGGTGACTAATCGGTGGTTCATCCGGTTTCGTATAATACTTCGAGTTTTCATCCCCCGGTTTAATAAATGTAGCCGCACTTTCAACCATATCACGTTTACGTTCAGCAAACATAGCAGCAGCTTGAGCTTGATTTTCTCTGTACCCCTTCATAAGTTCCTCAAGTTTTTCATTCGCATAATGCGAGTCTTCAATTTTAGATGGATCCGGTGGAATTAACAACCATTTATACATATCAACAACATAAATATCAAATGTAGCATCCTCCTTTTGAAGACGTTTTGCATGCGCGGCCGCTTCATCGCGCGAATTAAACGCCCCTCTAATCTTGATACCAAATTTATCATTCTTTTGAGGAGCTTCCGGTCCCACTACAGAGAGACATGCATAGAGTTGACCTGGTACGGTCGTATAATCTTGTTCGAGAGTTGCCATTTTATATGTAAAAATAAGCTTAAAAACTTTAAGCTAGTTGAATATAATAAATGAGTGAATTTTGGTATAAACAACCTGTACCACAAGATAAAGTTATTTTTGAAGAAGACGGTGAAATAGATTCATCGAGAGAACTTAGGTACGAAAAAAACCCTTTACCAGAGGGATACGAATGGAGTTCGTGTACTATCGACGAACTTTGTATTTTTTTAAAAGAAAACTATATTAGAGATGATTCTTTCGAATTTCATTATTCTAAGGAACTTATTGAATGGACGTTACATCCACCGGGGTATCGAGATGAATGGAATCTTGCTATTCGCGAAAAGGAAAATAATAGACTTATTGCTTTTATATCAGGTGTACCTTTAGACGTCTGTGTTAATAAAAAAATAATTCAAATGTTACAAATAAACTTTTTATGTGTCTCTGAAAATCTTAGAGATACAAAGTTCACGCCCATGCTTATAGGCGAACTTAAAAGACGTATGAATTTACAAAATAGATGGCAAGCTGTATATACAGTAGTAAAGAAATTACCTACACCAGTTGCTAAGGTCAATTATTGGCATAGACTTATAAACGTTAATAAACTTAATAGACTTCGGTTTTCCGACGCAAAAGAACAGGACTATAAGATTTTAGGTACAACATCCTATTTTAGAGAAATGGCCGAATATGATATACCTAGAGTAACGAAAATGTTACAAGAACATTTAAAAAAGTTTAAACTTTCACTCTATATCAATGAATCGTACGTCAGGCATTGGATTCTTCCGCGTAAAAATACAATATATACATACTTGAATGTCAAAAAAGATCAATTTTTTACTTTTTACAGTTTAGATTACGTACATAAGCAAAGTGGTGAAACTATAAAACAGGCATATACATTCTATAATGTAGGAAACTGTTTAAAAGACGCTATAATTGTGGCGCGTAATATTGGGTTCGATGTATATAATTGTATAAACGCGGGTATAGATGAAGAAGAACTTCGTGAAAATAAATTCATGGAAGGTACGGGACATAATCACTATTATCTTTGGAATTGGAAAATTAACGAAGAAATAAAACCAAAAGATATAGGTTTTGTATTGATATGACGACCAGCACCGAGAAAGATCATTTCTCGGTTATAATTTAAGAAAATGTGGTAACATAACTAAACCACCAAGCAATATAATTGCATCTATAAAAAGAACCTTATTTTTGATTTCGGGGCACCAATTCTTATATTTGACAATCTGTTCCGAATCTTGAGGTTTTATCCAGTGGTAAAACATAGCAAGGTACGTTGGCCCAAGATTTCTTTTACAATCATACCAATGGTCATAATACGCTAAAACTACGTAAGGTAAATATAATAACGATAATAAAACCCATTTATTTCTATGTGGAAGATACCAGTATCCACCGGCTAACGCTAATGTGAACCATATACATTTCCAGTTTGCAACAGGTTGGGTATTATCGCACTTCTTATCTTCCATTTTATATATACTGATATTTTTTTACACCCAAGTCGATAAATTCGATAATAAAAATTAATAAAATGATTCAAAACGGTAAAGGTGGTGAAAAAACAAACAAGTGGGGGAAGGTATTTGAACGAGAAACATCTGATTTTGAAGATGGAGAGATTATTTCAATAAATGGATTCGATTATGTATATATCGATCAGAATAATTCTATTTCATATCTCGAACAGTTTAAAGGTGAAAAGGAATACGTTAAAAAACTAAAACCTGATGGAATGTTTCGACGTTTATGTGATAATTACATACATATTATTGAAAAGAAACATCAGCTTGGTTCAGGAACAACTGATGAAAAAATTGGTTTAGGATCACATAAACTTAAACAGTATTCAAAAAGATATCCAAATGCGGATTTTAGGTTTTCGTATATATTAAATGAGTGTTTTTGGAACTCCTTAAGATACGAGGATACATACGAAATTATGTCCGAAGAAGGTATCGGATTTTTCTTCGTGGGAGGTGAAAACGCAGCTATGCGTAAAACAACACTCACGAACAACGCTAAGAAAAAGATTGTTTACTTTCCGGCTAAATACGAAGCTGATTGGAAACCTATTTTCGAACATATCCATGTACGAGCACCTCCGTTGTTATAGACGACGGGTCTTTACTATTTATAGCACGTCTCGCAGGAACATCTTCTATCTTATAATCTTCAAAACTACTAGTTACAAGATAGACTTTTGCATTTGACATTACAAAATCAATTTCAGAATATTTTAATAAATCAAATAAATCTTTATGATCATCCATAGTAAATCCATCTTTCGTATACCCTACAAAACTCTTGACATTTTCGGGTGCATATGGTGGGTCCGCATATATAAAATCACAGTCATTTACAGTTTGTGCGAATGCGGCTCTAAAATCACACCATTTAAAAACCACGTCTTTTATAAGATCTTGTATTTTTAATAACTCTTCTAAAGGTGTTATTACGGGTGTAGTTTTATAATGTCCGTATGGTACATTAAACCCGTTCGGACCTTCTCTATATACACCTCTAAAACACGTTTTATTTAGAAAAATTAATGTTGCGGCATGTATATGTGTCGTAGGTATCAAATCATTATACTTTTTACGTACCCAATAATAATAACTTTCTTTTGATGTCAAGCCGTCTTCTTCAGTTTGTGGTTTACGGTTTACTTCTGTACCGGTACGAGTATCATATGTTTTAAAAAGTTCAGTTAAATGGTCGTGTACATCTTTAGGATTCGTTTGTATTTGTCTATACATGTTTATTAATTTTTGATTTTTATCATACGCGTACACTTTACCTTTTACAGTAATGTCTTTACTCTCAAGTATCCCAAATAGAACACTCCCACCACCTACGAATAGTTCATGATAATTTTCTATTTCCCGTGGAAAAGTTTTCAAAACCTTATCAAGAATTTGGGTTTTACCACCTACCCATTTAATAATAGGTTTCATTTATATTAATTATAATCTTCTTTTTAACCTTAGTAACTCCATTTAAAAAAGAAAAACGTCTATAAATAAATGGAGGAGATACGCAAGTACCATAACGAGTCTAAGCGTCTCCTCATCCAATCGGCTACCCGCGAAGGCGACAGTATTTTGGATGTAGGATGTGGATTCGGTGGAGATCTCCAAAAGTGGCGACATACCGGAGCGAATATAAGCATGTGCGAACCAAACCCAGACTCACTTAAGGAGGCTAAGTCTCGTGCTAAGAATATGAAAATACGTGTTAATTTTTACGAGGGTGACATATTCGCATGTCCACATAGAAAATACGACGTCATATGTTATAACTTTGCGTTACACTATATATTTGAAACGAACACGTTATTCGAGACATCTTTATTAGCCATTAAGAATAGAATGAAACCCGGGGGTCAATTTATAGGAATTATACCAAATTCGGATAAGATTATTATGAACACACCTGTAAAAGATAATTTAGGAAACTATTTTCTAATGAAACACACGAGTTCGGGGAACTTTGGTGAAAAATTATACGTCCATTTAGCTGATACACCATATTACGCGAGTGGACCCAAAGTCGAACCTATAGCGCATAAGGATATGTTATTTACACGTATGGAAGATTTGGGGTTTACTTTAACACTGTGGGAAGATCTTAAAGGAAACCCGGTTTCGAATTTGTATAGTAAATTTAGGTTTGTGTATAAGAAATAATTTATCATTTGTTTTCGTGTTTATCAAACCATTTTTGAGTTCCCATATACGATCCCAAAAATGAAGCTATAGACATTGTAGTTACTTTCAGTAGTAACTCTTTCATTTCTTTATTAATGATTTTCGTTTTTAACCTAAGTAAAATTTCTAAACTAATAAAATTAATTTAAACAATGAATACATTTGAATATTTAAATAATAAAATCTCAGAATTTTCTAAAAAGAAAAACATTTGGAAAGGTACCAGATTTGAAAGGGTACGAGATTTGACGTGTGATGAAACGGGTGAAGTAGGAGAAGATATGATACATTCAATATGCAAACAAAGCTCTATTGAATGTATATGGGATAATAAAAAACTTTCAAGTTTAAATGACAATGGGAAGGTATATGACATGCTCATTGGTGGAAAGAAAATAGAAATAAAAACAGCAAGACTTGGAGAACACGGTTCATTTCAACATGAAAGTCTTAGAAATACGGGAGAGAGTGATTTTTGGGTATTTGTTGATATTGCTCCAAATGATATATACATAACAGTTTTAAAAGATTTTGATCTTTCATCAAATAATAAACACCCTATTTTAGGGAAAAAACCTCATTTAAGGAAAAAAGCAACCGATCAATATAAACTCGATTTTTCTAAAAAAACGTTAGAAAAATGTATAACAGCTGGTATAACCATTAAAATATCCGAAAACGAAGATAATTCTAAAATTGGGGAGTTTTTATACACTAAAATTATAGCTGAACCAGTTCAATTAGAGATTGATGAATTGACGAAGTCCTTAGATTATAAGCTGAGTTTGTTGACATAAAACTAACTTCACCCCAATTAATAGCATTTGCCTTTTTAATCATATCATCTACATCTTTATTAAAAACAATACCATACCCTCTACGCCCAGGTAAATCATCAAAGGATGTATACACTTTCATATTTTCTTTTCCAAAACACGTTGACGGTAAATAAATATGACACTTCCCTATCATATTTTTATTTCGAGTCGATGAAACTGTACCACCGTCAGACATTGAGTATATTTTTAAATGTGTATCGTCCATTTTCCGTATCATATATTCGGGATTTTCCGTATATTTAGACCATATTTGAAATACTCCGTTAACTTTTGTGTGTTCTCCATCGGGTGAATGAAACATTCCAGATAATTTTTCACTAAATATGAGATTGTATTTTGATACCCTTTTCCTAGGAGACCCTTTACCATCACTCTCGAATAATTGAGGGAGTATCAAACATACATAATCCGAAAAATCATATGAATGATTTATAAAATTAAGTGCTAAATGCCCTCTCAAACCAAAAGGTGGATTCCCAAAAACTATATATTTTCGATTTAAATCATCTGGATTCCACGACAGGTAATCGTGTTTTATAACACCAGGGTATCTAGGTTCTATATCTATTCCTATAGTATTATCTGGTAAAACTTTCATAAAACTCCCATCTCCCGCAGACGGTTCTATAAACGTATAATCATTTATATCAATTTCAACTATTTCATTAAATTTTTTCCAGCATTTTTCTGCCATATCAGATGGAGTAAAAAACTGATCCTTTTGCTTATAAGTAAAATGTGTATAATCTATATCCCTACCTAATACCTTATGTAAATCAAACGTATAATTAGAGGGAACGGAGCATAATGAAATCCATCTATTTATAGTACCATTAACTATATTTAGTTTATTGGCTATATCAGAAACAGAATGTTCTTTGAGACATTCTTGGAGTAATTCATATGTCATGTATTATATTTTGTTTGTATCTTTAATTATAATTTTTATGTACGGTTATGATAAGATGATACTTGCGTTACTTCTCATTATCATAAACATTGTCATATTCATCAATGTGAAAGAACCAGAAAAATTAACAGAGGTTCGTGAAAAATACAGGGCACTCAGGGAACACTTAAAAGATACCAACAACGAAGAATTCAAAATGTTATACAAGGAAATTCCAATTACTGCGTATCAACGAATGAATGGGGCTATAGGATACAACGTAAACAAAGGAGGTAGTATTGGATTATGTATAGACGGAGAACCTAATGAGATATTTCATGTATTATTGCACGAACTTGCACACTGTACTGTCAATGAATATTCTCATAGTAAAGAATTTTGGGATAAATTTGATAAACTTAGAACAATGTGCGTTTCAATTGGGATATACCAGGAAATACCACAAAGAACCGAATTTTGTGGTAAGCATATTCAGGATAAATAATCTATGTTATTAATAAATGCAGTCTTTCGGTGATTTGATAAAAGCATATATTTTGTTGAATACTTTACTTGCAACTTCGAGTGCACCCCTACTTATGAATGATAAATGGATAAATATGTTCCTTATAATGGTTATTATACCAGTAATGATGAGTATATTACCACGCGGCGGTAATTTATTCGGTCGTTTAGCGATAGACGCTCCATTTTTAATGATGGCATCTTTAATCGGTTTGGGTAGCGTCGCGGGGTTGTCGAAAATAAATAAACGTATCGAAAAAGATTTTAAAAATTATGGTAAAACCACGAAAAGTACAGGAACTGTCGTAGGACTTCGCGCAGTAGGATTACTGTTGGGTTTTCTTATTTCTTATTTCTTATTTGGTAAAAAGATGTATAAACATTACAATACCATTTAAGCATATCTTTTAGCAATGTAAAATGCAAGAGCAGCGACTGCACCAGTCGAGGCTAAACCAATTGCACTTCGGTTTCCAACATCGTTCAAAAACGATGGAACGAAATTTGCAAGTTTTTCCTGTACAGGCTTACTAATTGCTATCGCAGCACACACCGCAACGATGAGTGCTTCGAATTGGTCGTCAGTAAGGTTGAATGGATTTTTAGATTCAGTTTTTTTATCTGTAGCCTGTTGAACTACTGGTTGTTGTGCCGCCATCATTGGGGCTTGCATTTGCATTTGCGTCATTCTTGGGTCGACGCTCCCCATTGGTGGTTCGAGTGGTTCTTCGGCTTGACCCATTATATCGGAAATTGAAGTAGAGTCCATTGTCTGTTTATTTTCACTCACATTTTTTTCTTGCGTAATATTCGGCACAAAATTTGTACTTTTATGTGCGTTTAAATCTACCATACCATCGTTATTATCAGAAAGGTTCAATGTTCTAACGTCTGTTGCCATTTATACATGTATATGTTTTTCATTTTAAATTATTGCGCATCATCCTGAAGAGTATATGTTGGATATAAATACCCAAAAGTCTGTACTATTCGAGGTAAATCTCTCGTCTTTTCTGGGTCGGACATATCATTTTCTAAATGAATTATTTGTTTATCATGACATACATCAACTAATATACGATACCCACCACCTTCACCTGTAACTAATTCATCTTTGGGAAATATTGTGGAAACTTTAATCATTTCATCACGAAAAGGTACATACTGGGGTAATAATGGTGGTTCTGGCATTATATGTAAAGCTGTACCCAATCTTCTAGCAAGAATTCGAATCATTTCTTTTTTGTAACTTTAAATGGCGTGTTCTTTTTAACTAAATTTGGATTACCTGCTTTAACATTACCATGTTTTGGATTAAACATTTTCTTATGTGTTTGCCAATATTGTGGAGCCCCTACCTTGAAGTTTTTTCTAATCTTTGCTTTATACCAAAATACACAATCTTCTATTCTATTACTCTTAGATGTATTATCCAATACTAAACATTCATAGTTTTCCGTACACGAATCCATTACTTTGTTAAACATCTCAAAATTCGGAAAAATACCAAAGAAGTTTTTAAATAATTTCTCTCTATTCTGGATAATATTTTCACGTAAAATAAATACGTAATCAATATTCGCCCTGAGTGCAGGAGGTAAATCCATACAATATTGCATCGTTAACATGAAAAATATCTTCCAATGTCTCCCATTCATAAAGCATTGGCGAATACATGTATCTTTCATAAACTTTGAATCATACATACAATCATCTAAAAGTAGAAAAGCTCCGCAATTTTGTCTCCCTGCACCAACAAGCTTTCTCTGTCTTTCCATAACACGTTCAATTGCTTCTCTATCATAATCACCATAAATGAAAAGGTCTGGTATATATTGTTGATAATAATGATTACCTTCTTCTGTTGCCGACAAAACTATACCTGCTGGTAAATGTTTTTTATGATACAAAATGTCAGTAACAAGTGTTGATTTACCCGTATTACGTTTACCGATAAAAACACATACTTTATCGTCTGCCATATTCTCGGGTTTGAATTTTCGTAACTGAAGATTCATCTGTATTATCGTGCCGTTTTATTTCATAAAATTTTACTCACATAAAGTAATAATGGCTGGACGTTTAAATCTTGCTGCCACGGGTATCCAGGACCAGTGGTTTACTGGAGAACCAGAATTTTCATATTTCCTGATGAATTTTAGGCGGCATACCAAGTTTTCAGTTGAAGCTATACAAACACCATTTGATGGTGATATAGATTACGATACGATTATAGAATGCCGTATACCTCAAAATAAAGGGGATCTCATACGAAGTATGATGCTTAAATTTACGTTACCACAACCCAAACAAGTGGATAAATCGTTCGAAATTACTGCAAGTGGTGGTAAGTTTTATATAGACGGTGTTCAACAAGATACACTTACACTTTACAAAGGTACTACATATACTTTCAATAATACAGCTCACGGATCTCACCCTTTTAGGTTTTCTACAACGTCTAATGGTACACATAGTGGTGGATCAGAATACACAACAGGTGTTACGAATCCAGGTTCTGCTACTATTACTTTTGCACCTACCGATGGAACTCCATCAACTTTATATTATTATTGTGGTGCACATTCTGGTATGGGTGGTACTATAAATGTACGTCATCTTAGGTATAGAAAATCTATAGGAGCTCAAATCATAAAATATGCAGACCTTGTCATTGGTGGACAGGTAATTGAACGCTTAACTGGCGATTATATATACATGTATGATCAAATACATAATAATAAAGATGATATAGACCAAACACTTTATTTTTTAAATGGACATGATAATTATATACCAGTGTCATATGATTGGGATTATAGCGTACTTTTACCCTTTTACTTTTTTAGACATCCAAGTTTAGCTATACCCGTATGCGCTTTAACAAAACAACTCGTAGAAATACGTATACAATTTAAAAAGATAGAAGATGTTACTATACAATATAATACAGCCACAGATATCCAAGACCCACCTGCGGACGTTTCTTCATCAATTAAAGAAGTTTCACTTGTTACAGATTTCTATTTCGTTACGGAAGACGAAAGAAATTTTTTATTAACCCGCCCAGTTGAATATGTTATTACACAATTACAATTGTCTCGATTTAAATTCAAAGCAGGTGAATCTAAAAAATCTGGTATGCTTAATTTCAAAAACCCCGTAAAGGAGATGTTTTTTATAGCTGAAAGTGAAGATGTTCATAAACTTTGCCCCATAAAACAGGTTACTATGAAATTTAATAATAATACAATCATTGATGCCGATAATTTAATGTTAAGTTACGAACAACCTTTAAAATATTACACGGGTGTTACCGGAAATGATTTTGGAGTTTATAGTTTTTCTATGAAACCAGAAACATATTATCCTACCGGACAGGTAAATATGAGTAGAATATCACATAACTTAATAGAAATTGAACTCGAAACACCAGATGTAAATTTCGCACACGATGTAAGTATATATGCTGTAAACTATAACGTCTTGAGAATACATAGCGGTCTCGGAGGTTTAAAATTTTAGTCAGTTATACTAGTAATGGCTGGTCGTGTTCAATTACAAACATCAGGTCCACAGGACGTTTTCTTTACGAAAGACCCAGAGTACACTTATTTTATAAAAAATTTTCAAAAACATACAAACTTTGCACCTTTCTTTGTTGATTTAGACGCAGAAGGCGAAATTGAATTTGGAAATACTATACGATGTACTATACCCCAAAATCAAGGTGATCTTCTTAAAACCGTAAGTTTAAAATTTGAATTAGATGCCATCGAACAAATGACGGGCGGTCCGTTTTCAGGAACGGGATATGTTGAATCAATTGGTCATGCTATGATTGATTACATAGAACTTCTTATTGGTGGTCAGGTTATTCAACGTATCCCAAGAGATTTTTTAGCTATTTATTCGGATAATTATATATCACAAACAAAACAACATAATTTATCTAAACTCGTTGGTAAACCACCATTGGAACTTTCGGGAACACAGGTAAAAGATTTAAGTATACTTGGATACCTTGGTAATGCAACTTCATCTAATAAGTATTTTGTCGATATACCCTTTTACTTTTATAATAACCCTGAACTCGCCATACCAATATGCGCTATAACAGAACAAGAAATTGAAATTGTTATTAAATTGAGAGACGTACAAGATTGTATATACAATAAATACGATAATATACATCCAGTTTATCCATCTACAAACCAAAAACCATTAGGACTTATTAAAAATTTTAAATTAACAGCTGAAATGATATCCATAAATGAAGAAGAAAAACAGAAACTAATAAGTCAGAAAACGGATTATATCATTACACAAGTTCAGGAAAGTCCAATAGCTAAAATAGATTCGGGTGTTACTGATATTAAACATAAACTTGAATTTAAAAACCCAATAAAAGAATTATTCTTTATAATTCAGACCGTAAATCCAAAACAACCCGGTTTTATAGGTGGTCAAACTAATTTAGTATCTGCATTTGATTATGATTTAAATTACGAAATATATTCAGCTAAATCTGAATATATAAATTATGAACATTTAAGATATCTCGAATTAACACTTGATGATATAGTAATTTTAAATGAAGCTACAGGTAAAATTATAAACTTGCGCGCCGTTCAGAGTGGAATACATCATTCTAGAACACAATTATTCAGGCGATATTATTCATATAGTTTTGCATTAGAACCCGAAAGATGGTATCCAACAGGGCAAAGAAACTTTAGTTTAGTTAAAGACCAATATTTAAAATTAAGTTTGAATCCATATAATGATGGTGAAAGGGAACTTAGAGTTTTAGGTCTAAGTTTTAATATACTCCGTATAGAAAACGGTATTGCTAAAACACTGTTTAATCTATAATGAATCTACAAGAAAAAGAAGCTACTGCAAATTTAATAGAGCAGGTTCAAGACTCTGCTCTTAATATTATACAACCCGTCCTCGAACGTTCAATGATTCTTGCCGCTGAATACGCAAAAGCGTGTGGTCGTGATATCATTCTCAGCGAGGATATGGAATACGCTATGAAATATTGTGCCATGAATGAAGTTGGTAAAAAGTTGGGTTCACATTTCCCCGAAATATATGAAGAATCGTCAGACGAGGAAGATGATGAAATTATAATAGAAGATGATGAAATTATACCATTTTCAAGATATTCAGGTAGGGAATATAAATTCGTTAAAATGAATATGGCATATGATAATTGGGACGCGTGGAAACCCATGAATCCGTCAGAAATTATGTTAAAAAATGCTATCGATAGTAATGAACATATCAGAGCCTGAAGGATGGGCGAATACGTCACCAGAATATTTTAAAATACGAGATGATCGATGTTCTGATTCTGATTCTGATTCTGATTCTGATTCAGGAACAGAAACGTCTATATCGGGTACAGAATCTGAAATAGATCCAGTGGAAGTGGGTAAAATGTTAAAGGGGTATATGAAACCTAAATATTATAAAAAAATTTTAATAGAAGAGGAACTGCTCCCAGATTAAAATCTCAGGATAAAGTATAAAAAAAATGTCCGCTGTCGCCGCTGAAACTGTCACTCTCGTTACTAGAGAACTCGAATCCCAATCCCTCAACGCCATTGTTGCTGGTTTTTCCTTCGCCGCCGCCCTTTCTTGGATGGACTTGGTTAGATGGATTGTCAACCAAGTCGTCAAGGTTAACAAGAACGGTGGTATGAACTACACTCTCACTGCCCTCTTGACAACACTCTTGTCTATTGTTGTCTACGTTGGTATCTCTCGTGTCTCCTCGAAGGTCACGAAGCCATCCCAACCAGTCTTCGCGGTTACTCGTTAAGTCTTGGTTTACGCATAACAAGCAATAAAAATAAACCGGTTGCAACTACTAAAAATATAGATATAAATGCATCCCATCTATGCGGATCCTCTAATTCGGGGATACTCATAGGTGGTGGAAGAGAAAAGTCTCTTTCCACTTTAGCTACATTTTCAAGTTTATCAGTAGAACATGTTACTGCAAGTTTTAGTATATGATTTGCGTTTCTAAAATCGTATGGTATTAAACGATTATTACTACTATAATAAAACTGAACACGTAAACTCGATATCGTTTTTTGAGATCCAGAATCAAAATTATGTTCTACTGTATCGTCAACACCGGAATAATTAATCACATCACCACAGAAAAGAATACGTCCCGTATAAAATGGTGTTTCTGAAAACACAGTTTTGTTAAATTCATCTGAACCACTACTTAATTTAACAATAATTGCATCAGCACCTTGTAAATTAATACTACCTGTCTCTAATGTATTCCCTGTAGAAGCAACATTACTTGCCGGTAATCCTAATATATCATGTGGTGTTGTATATCCAGGTGTACCAGATGCATAACCATTTTTACCACCATAAAATTCAAATGTAAATGGAGCACTACCAGTGAATGTTATAGCATTAGTCTCTTTTTCAAATGATGCGGATGTTATATCAGCTGAAGCAGTAACAACAGCCTGTGCTAAATCTTTACCACTATAGTTTCCTATAGGTATTGTGACTGTTGTTCCATTTATATCAAATTGATTGTTCCTGGAGTTTATCAGGTATTGACTATTGTGTATACGCGCTGATATAAGTGATATCTTTGTAACATCATAAATTGGATTTTTAAGTTGTACGACATAATCAGAAGGATCTGGGTACAAAACGGGATCGCGTTCGCCGCTATCTATGTCTAGGGTATGTACCTTCATTAAAATATATGAGCATTATTTTAATGAGTGTATTTCTCAATTTTATCTAATTAATTACGAAAGACTATGTACCAATGGGTTATTCGCAAGTTGTCTTCTAGCTGTATCTAAACTCATATTAGAAGCATTTGGATTTTCGTGACCTTTATAAGCATTAAATTTATGATAATCGTTATTTTTGTATTGTTGTGTCCATGCCCCATTCGCGGCATTTATTCTTCCATCGATTCTAGATGTATCGGACCTAACACTTGTAACCATACCACCTTGATTAAGTGCATCTGCACGGACATTCATTCTACCTGGACCCGCTGCACGACCAGCCTTACCACGACGGTCATCTGGTCTGAAACCATAATTAGTAAGGTCTTCTGCTGTATGTATGGAACCATATGTTCGTTTTTCACCGATTTTAGTAGCTGGTGCATTCAAATAACCACCAACAAAACTGGATATACCTGGTGCTGGTTGATTATTGTATTGATAATGTTCGATGTTACCATCCTTTTTATTACGTGTTGGCTCTTGTGCGCGTGTGAGTGCAGATACCGTTCTCTTTGCAGTTGCAAAACCCAAAGTATCAGTTCTCGAACCTGTTTCAGATCTATTAGTCGTTCTCTTTGTACGTTCATGCTCTGCTCTTGGTGTTCTACCAGACATACCTTGGGCACGACCCGCAGCCGTTGGAAGACGTTCTGGAAGAAACGCCGTCTTTTCTGGTCTATTTTGCGAAACTTTGCCAACGACGCCACGTCTACCACCCTTTGGATCAAACGCTGGACCAGACCTACCTGGTAAAGTTGTTAAACGATACGCACCAACATTTTCAGGGTTAACACGGAATAATTGCTGGTTACCTCCAAAAGCAGGTACTTCTGGACCAACACCCAAACCTGGACCAACGAGCTGTTTTTCAACTGGAGAAAGATTATTCATTCTTCCAGCATCATACATACGGTTTCTCATCGTTAAAACCTCTCCACCAGATGATCTTTGTTGTCGTGAAATATCGGCAAACGAACCAATTTCTTCCTTTGTTTGGTATGTTGGTTCTTCAAGTGGTGATAAAGGACCTAAATACCCGGGTGGTGCAGTGACATCTATGTCAGAAAATTCCGAAACGATTTCTTGTTCTTCTATTGGATTACCTTCTACTGAATATTTTTCTTCTGATTTACTTAACTTTCTTCCGGCATAAACTAGGCCGGCTATAGCCATTATAGAGATAGGGTCAGCCATTCTTATTTCTTAGCGAGATTTTTATTGAGGTATCTTTGCTGAAATAAACCATTTTGTGTGTCGGCACGTGTACTTGCTGCATCATAAGTTTGTGTTTGAAGTGGTAATTTGCACTCAACATTTTGGAGTGGGTGAAAATTTCTTTCGTATGTTTTCGCTAAAACCTTGTTAAAACGAGATGTGGATTGTGGTCTGAGTTCATCAGATGTATTAATATATTCTGCTGGTGATCCTTTACCGGCCATATATGGAGCAGTCCCATATAACATAGTATTTGGACGACTTGAAACATAGTTCAAAGTACTGGGCTGGGGATACACTAAAACTTCTTCAGATGCACATACGGATGGAACCGCGTGATCTTGAACAACTTTCATTCCTGGTTGGAGTTGATACGCCATTTATTATAACAAGAGATTTTGTTTATGGAAATCGAGTATCTACTACTTTATTATTCAATTATTAAAAATTACGAAGTGTGGCCAGCGGGTAAACCCGAACCTCTGTGCATACCACTTCTTTTATCACCGTTTGGATCAAGTCCCGCAAATGCTTCAAGCTGAACACCTCTCGCGTCTGGATTACACAATGTCTGGTCTTGACGACATGTACCAACATTTCTACTACCATGAATAAATTCATAATAAGGTGTATCACCCAAGGATGTATCTGGCATACTTACAAATTGTCTAGATAACCCATTTCTTTGATATTCGGGCATAGATGAACGCGAACGACCTGGACCGTATTTGATATCACCTGTAAGAAAATTGTTTACGGGAGCCTTTACAGTTGGGTAATGGCATGATTGTGGTCTATCTGGTCTGTCTACATAATCAGACATAAGTACATTACCCATGGGGTTATCCTTTGTTGGCATAGTACATGGTTTACCCTCGTTATTGTATACATGTGTTGGTCTTGCAACACCTTCTTTAACCATATCAGACTTTTCCATTATATAAAGAACACCGAGTACGGTGGCGCCTAGAACGAATATGCGTGGATCACGCTTTATAAGATATATTATACATGTTGCATAAATGATAAAACGAGCAGTTGCGTTAACACGCTCTGCTGAAGATTGTGTTTTTGTTGGCCAAAATTCATGAACTTTGTCTACACGAACCAATTGTTTTGGATCTTCAAACCAAGATGTCATTTATATATAGTGAGTTTATTTTTTCATCATACCACCCAACATACCCTGCATAGTTTTCATCAAAGCAGCTTCGTCAAGTTCCGTTCCATCTTCACCCATTTTATCGGCACATTGCTTTGCAACAGTTTCAATCATGGAAAGTGTTTCTTCTGGGATGGAACTTATAGTGGTTCCAAGCATGTATAAGGTCTGAACATATTGCCAAATTGCATTTTTTGTATTTTCGGAAGCAGAACCCCAATGTTTTTCAAGATCTACACCTTTCATAAAATCCAAATTCTTAGATTCATTAATAAAAAATGTTTCGTCTTTAGCTGAAATCTTGTCAGCATATGGTGTAACACCATTCATAAACCCATCAACGACTAATCGCGGGTTAGCTTCCTTCATTAAGTCGAAAGCGGATAAACACTTTTTCAAGCCTTTTTCTTCTGGAAATGTCTTGTGTAATTCCACAAGAAATTGACCCATCATATCATTGAATGCAGTCACTGAAGCCATTTTTATATAGTAATGACGTATATTATCTTTAAGTTATAAAATTAAAATGGTTCTGTTGATATGGTCTCTTTCTTACCTAATCCGTTAGTAACGATAAAAAATACTAAAATTGCTGTAAGTGTTGCTGGTTTTGTATATGCACTTAGTGGAAGTTTACCTTCATTGTTAATTTTCGCTTTGAAATGTATATATCCAGCGGTTATCATACCGGCAATTATACCGGCCCATGCTGGGTCTCTTAAATAGTCTTCAAACTCCATTTAATAATACCCAACTTTTTTTGCACGGGTTTCGGATGCGTCCGGAAATAATACACCTTCATCTTCTTGGTGTGTCGCCTGTGGTTGCGGTTGCGGTATTTGAGAACTTGTCTTTGTATTTATAGTTCGAAATTCATTTTCAAATGGAGATGGTCTTTCTGGTTCCATTGGTTGCTCCATTGGTTGCTCCATTGGTTGCTCCATTGGTTGCTCCATATGGGATTCTTCCATAGAATGCTCTTCCATGGTAGGTTCTCCTGAAGGTGTTTCAAATGGTTCCTCCGTTGTTTCTTCTTCATATCCATCAATAAGATCAGGATCTTCTGAATCACCAACTTCGGCTTCACCAACGTCCAAGTCTTGTCCTTCTTGCGTTTGGGACATATATGTCTGTAATATTTGTTGAACTGGTATAAGTTCCTTTACAGATGTTTCAATACACGCACAAAATCTCTCATACAATTTATCATTTCTCGCATGTTCGTTCTGTGCTTCGTGGTAAATATATGGATCTAAATATAAATCCTTTGCTGCGTTGTTATAACACGTCTGAATGAAAACTTCATTCGTTGGAAGTTTGAGAGAAATCTTTTTATTATCTTTATTTAATCGAACTGCAGACAAAATCTTAACGCAACTTACAAAAACAGCTGCTAACAAATCATTAAACCAAGCACATCTATTTGTTATATTATCTGTGTGTGTTTTTGATAATGCATCACTCCAATTTGGAACTTCCTTTAAAAGTTTCTGATACATTACAAGAACTTTTCTACCTTTTGAAAGCTTATAAGCTTCTTCATACATTGTTTCGAACGTTTCAATCATAACGGGACACATAAGTAAACATAATTGACCTATATACTCACGCTTAGCCTCTACTAATATATTAAGTGGGTCGCTCATGTTTGTATTATAATTACATTATTAAACTTTAAACTCTCACGCATGTCTCCTGTATTTATTTGCAGCCTTCTTGAGATTTATAAGTGTAGGAAATTCCTCTGGGTCATCTGGTTCATTATTTGAATCATTTTTATTTGATTTTTTATTTGGTCTCCATGAAATACACAATTCAAAATCACCTATAACCTGAACATAAAAACCACCTATTTCGAACTGTCGTTTTATATATTGCAACGCTTTCATCCTGTTAAAATGAGGATAACCCATAACAAATGAAGGTATTTGACAGAATAGATATTTGTGACCTAATTCAACTGACTGTCTTATCTTCTTTGAAATTTGTTCGTATATTTTGGTATATGTCTCTTTTTTCAAATGATTTCTTTTTTCAGCTATACGTGTTATTTCATCGATACTGATCATTATGATGTATTAAGAACTTTTAATCTGTAATTTTACATACCCGGGGGGTACACTATTCTATCCTTAATGGCACCTTGTTCTGGTTTTATAACTGGAACTGGGTTAGTTGAATCAATAGGGGTATCAACTGGTGGTTTTCCATACATGGTTTGTGGATCTAATATAGTTTTTTCTACAAGTTGTGTATGTTTGATTTTATCAATTTCACTTTGTCTTACATTTGTATAATCTTCAAACTCTTTACCCTTTATAGATTTTTGGTAAATACTTGGATCCGTAGGTGGATTTATATCTATTGGTTGTGCTTTCAAATTCAAAATAACTGCTTCATCATTAATAATTCTAATATCAGATGTAACGGCAAATCCCATAGCAAATCCTCTATGTTTTACTGTCATGAATTGACATCTATATATTTCCTGTTTGGAAAGTTTGTCCTCGAACTTTCTAACACCCGTTGTTTCTATAATATAAGTACAAAGTCCAGTTCTTTTAGAAATTTCTTTATTGGTTGCAAGAACCATTTTCTGCATGAGATCATTAGTTACAGAAACATCTTCACCAGATTCTGTATATCCCGATAAATCAGTTTCCATACCATCAAGGGATATTGGACCAACTGGTTTAGTATACCCAGAGAACCCAAATTGTTCTGTAAACATTTCTGTCCTGGACATCATCATAAGTACGAGAAGTATTAATACTATCAATACAAGCTTCATTGTTTAGTATTAAAACTTATTTTTTTCACTGAAAAAATAAAAAGTTTGTCTAAAAAATCGACGAGTTTTTTAGTCGTCGTTTTTTCTGACAAACTTTTCGCGAAAATTATCATTTTTTAGTCGTTTTTTCTAAAATATTTCTAAAATAAAAAAATATACCTAAATCATACAGTAAAAAATTAAAAAGTTTGTCTAAAAAATCGACGAGTTTTTTGTACATTTTTCTAAGAATAAAAAGTATACCTAAATCATACAGTAAAAAATTAAAAAGTTTGTCTAAAAAATCGACGACTTTTAAAATATTTATTTTTATATATACTAACTCCTTCGAAGAGGGACTTTTTTTTCAAAAATAAATTTTTCTTTAACTTGTCGATTTTTTGGACAAACTTTTCGTTATTTTATAATATTAACATATTTTACTATATAATTTGTATATACTTTTATCGTTATTTTTAATAAATTGTGTTACATTTTGAAATATATTTATATATATTTATAATAAAAATGTGGATGTTACTATGTCGCCCTATTACAATACCAACTAATGTTACAGGTCAAACAATGCTCAGTACGGATAAATGTAGAATTGTAACCATTTCTCCAACGAATGATAAAAGTAGGTTTGTTATTGATTTAGTTGAGGATGCACCTGAAATTTATGTAAAACCAGATAAAGATGCTGATATAATGTAAGTAAATGCCATCAACACCTTTCGTAAATAGTAATATAAGAACAGCTATACCTAATACATGTGAGGGACTCCAACAGATTTTGGTAAGAGTGGTATATGAACATAATAATCCATCAGTAGTTGATTATATAGAAGCATATGCCTCTCCTATATTTTCATTTAATTATAACGCGCTTTATTTAAATCGAAATGATACTTTACCAACACCAGAAGATGGTAACATTCGTCCAATTTCCATGTTCAATTATAATACAAATATATGGAATACACGAGATAATGTTTTAATCGATAAAGATTATATTTTTAGGCATGATACGGTTTGGTCTCCAACTAAATATTTTCCCCGTTTAAGAGATTTTTTTAGACATATTCGCAATAGGTATAATTATGAAGGTGAAATAACAGGTACAGATTGGTTGTGTCGTCCACCGATTAACCCCGAACCCTTATATGATAGAGATGTAACATTACGTAGTGTTTCACGATCTGTTATGGAAATTATTGATAAAAATTCATCAAACTTACCCGAGGGTGATTATTTGAAAATATGCGATGAACTTAAAAGAATTAGAGGGTTATAAATAAATGTATTGTTTTACGAAGCGTAAATTATCAAAAACCGATGTTTCTATACCCGTTTTTAGCCTTGATAAGTATGAAGGGTACGCCAAGGTTACTGATGTGTATGACGGTGACACGTTCAAGGCGTGTATTATACTTCACAATCGCGTTTTAAAATTTACTTTCCGAACCGTGGGTTACGACGCACCCGAAATGAAACCACCAAAGGATATACATAATCGTTCTAAACACATTTCTATGGCAAAACGTGCGAAGTATACGTTCGCGAGTTTTCTAGGGTTCGACGATCGCGCAAAACATATGTTATGGAACCCGTTTATGTGTAGATTTAGAGTAAACGGATGGGTATGGATTTCATGTAAGAAAAACGATAAGTATGGACGAACTCTCGTTTTCGTCTATAAAAATAGAAGGGATATGGTTTCAATTAACCAAAAAATGATAGATACAGGGTTCGTGAATGTGTACGATGGTGGGACTAAAAAGGAATTTGATTTATAATTAAAGAATAAATTAATAGTCTTTATATAAAAAATGACAGAAACATACAATCAATCTCCATGCGAATTCAGATACAAAATCGATTCATGTTCGAAAGTTGTTGACGGTGATACCGTTGACGTTCTTATCGATTTAGGGTTCGATGTACTCATCCGCCAACGCGTTAGATTACTCGGTATAGATACCGAAGAATCGCGAACTTCCGATAAAATTGAAAAGATTTATGGGAAACATGCCAAGAAACAGATTCTTAAATGGGTCACAAAAGCAGTTGAATCCGATAAGGACGATTGTGAAATTGAATTGAGGTGTCCAGAACGCGACTCTGTAGGTAAATACGGACGCGCGCTCGGTGAATTATGGGTTTTGGAAGATAATAATTGGACGAACGTGAACAAATGGATGTGTGAAAATGGTTACGCTGTTCCATACGTTGGTCAAAACAAGAATGATGTTCGGGAACACCATATGTTGCACAGAAAAATGCTAGCCGATAGAGGTGAACTTGTTATCGACGAAGATGGGACATTTTTAACATCTTCAACTAAAACTAATTAATAATATAGGTTATATACATATGGAAAAGTACCTTAGACGTCTTTTAGCTATAATTGATGATAATAAACATAATATACGTGAAGGTGATTATTTAGAAATGTGTAATAATTTAAGTAAAATAAGGAAAATTAATGCGCGTGAAAATATAAATAGAAAAATTAATTATATTATTAAATTTACAAAATATATTATATTTGTGAAATATAGTTTTGGAATATTGTTTAATAAAAAAAAGGAGGATGATAATTAATATGTATAAAAAGTATAATACATGGTAATTCATGACAACCGAATATTATAACGTGGTTATAAATCCAGACGGTATGCCAATAATTGGTGTTAACGATACAGTTAAAAAACCATTACCTTTACCTGAACCTGAAACTGAAAATGAACCAATACAGGGACAAAATAGAATCCAAATGATTGATATTAATACAAGGAGTGTTAAAATACGCAATCTATATAAGATTTTTCATATTAATATGCTTATATTAACAGTATTTTACACCGTTTTATTAATGCAGGAATATATAACACTTTTTGATGTGGTTTTATCATTCATACAGTGTTTATACATTTTTGAAAATAATGAAAATTTTTTAAAGGTGCACACGTTTTATTTAATTATATCTTTTAGCTTTACAGCTTCTCTTAATATGTATGATTTTATGGGATATTATTTCTTGTATAGTGTTATAAATGTGGCTACATTTATGACATTAATGTTAGATAGAAATGAATATTATACCGAACAATTAAGATCGCGTCTTGAACAAGATGTTGTTTAACTTTTTACGCGTTTAAATTTACTAAAAAAACTTTTTTTTCCTCCTTGGGACTTTCGAAGATTTATACCATTACCACAACCCCTACCTAAAAACCTGAGTTGTTGTTTTCGAAATTCTTTATCTATATTTTGTTTAATTTCATTCATTGTTTTATTACCCAATTGATTAATAAATTCCTTTTTATTGAGACCATTACAAATTTTATTTTTAGAATTTATATAATTTGTTAAAGATTTTCTATTTCTTTCAGTGTTGTTATTAACCATTTGTATAACCTGATATTTTATTTTTCGGGTGGTTTTTCTGGTCCTGTGTATGTATATTTATGTACCCATAAATTACATACCCATTTTTCACCGGACTTAACTGGTGCACCTCCATGTATAGCCTTTTTCGTCATACATTCATAATTATTTAATGTATCAAAAAATAATGCATCACCTTTTTCTAAGCGATATTTTTTGTTTATAACTGGAAATACAGTTTCACCCCCTTCATAATCGTCATTTAAGGCGATTATAAATGTATACATACGTCTATTTTTATCGAATGAAAATGCATCTTGATGAGGTTTATAAAAACCACCTGGTTTATATCTAAGAACTTGTAAATCTTCAAAATTTTCTAAAGGTCTGTCTGTCATGGTTTGACAATTACGTATAAGTTTATCAACGACGGGATCCTCTGATGCTTTTATCCACGCAGTTTCACTTTTACGCTCTGAATTATTTATTTTAAAATTTCCACCGATTGTTGAAGGTTGTAGATTAGGTTCCGCTATTTTCCTAATATGATCGCATTCCTGTTTTGACAATACATTTTTCATTACTGTTGGGTTTCTATATATAGGTATAAAGAACCATATAATAAGTAAAAATGATAGAAATAAAATTAATTTATTTATTTTTATGTTCTTCATTTATTACAATAAGCTGATATATTTTTTCAATAAAAATTGAGGTGGACATAATAATAAATTTACTGCTATATCAGAATATCTACCAAATATGTTGTCATAACGAATTATAAATGCTATAAACCAAAAATAAAGTGAAATGATATAATGTAATTTTGTCATATTAGACGCACTTTTTACAAGACCTACGATGAGGTTTACATCTAAATATTTACTATCACTGATTATATTAGATTTACAAACAATTATAATAGATAAAAAATTAAATAATACATCCATGAAAACAAGACGACGATTCCACATATATCCCAAGATTAATATGTCAATATGTCTCGATATATAAACGGATTTATGTGTAACATCATTTGAATTTAAATGATAAATGGCATTTGATATACTTCCAAAATTTTCCAAAATTATAAATGGAAACAATGATGTAATAGCAGAAACTATTTTAGTTTTCATTTATAATAATTATGCATCTATTCTTAAAGTGCGCGTAAGAATATATAATGTGGTATAGATGAATTATATCTATTTCTTATGCGTGTTATAACTTTATTAGAATAATCTGCCAAACCATGAATTGTACGTAATATACATTTGGTTTTAGATGTATCAATTATCCATTGACGAAGTAAATCTCCACATGCATCCGAAAACATTTCATAGATATTACGTATATCTTCTATTTTACATTTATATTTATCACGTCTTTGTAATTCTTTTTTGAAATTGTCAATTGATAATTCTTTTAATAGATATTGTACACGTAATTGTAAATTATCATCATCGTATAAACCCCCATATTTATATATAAGATCTCTATCTATCATTGTTAATCTATAACTTAAATCTAATATATTATCATTTGCACCTGCACAAAAAAGTTCTTCATATGTTGGTCGACCCCCACACGGTATATCACCATGTTCTCTCGATCTCTTTTTAAATTCGAAATAATGGGGGTTATGTACACGACCAGTTTCTATACGTCCGGAACGCCAATCAAACGCTGTATGACATTCTGTACACCACATCTGCGCACAACCATCTATTTTATGTATCATAGTTCCACATTTAGGGCATGGTTTTGTATCCTTATTTATGAGTTTTATAGTTTTAACTGTTTCAGGATCACATATATGGTTGGAAGTTATGGGTTCATTACAATGTTTACAAAATGTTTGTAAACATAAACCACAGTTCATATTTTCATCTAAAAACCCTCTACATTCATGTTGTGGACATTTACGTGTAAATTTTGAACCACTTACATTATTAATATTTATTTCAAGAGTTTGTACTTGGTGGACAACATCTTCTATTTCTTGTGCTATTTTTACTATAGAATCATCATATACTTTTGTTGGGTTATTCATATTTATTGCTTCTGAACGTAAAGACCTCATCATATATAAACCATCTAAAAGTTCATAATATCTCTTTCTAATAGAATGCATTTTTAGTTTATATTCCGCATACGGTTGTGTTTCTGGCATACGGGCTATTTCGCGTTCATATAATATATTTTCACGGTGTTTTTTGTATTCTATATTTCTAAAACGTTTAGTACAAAACGAGTCTATAAATTCACGATCATGTTCATGTTTACAATTCATACAATGTGGTTCTTCTATTGAAGATAATAAATAGGTTTGAATACATGTTTTACATGCATTATAATTACAATAAGGGCACGTCACTTTTTTGTGATTCGTTTTATTATACGCATCACAACAAACTGAACACGTATCCATACTTATATGGTATACGTTTTTTTTCTTTAATAAGTTATTTTTTTATTTAAGGCGGTTTGTATTTAATAATATAGCGATTACAACTGCTAAGATTACTAGTGGTAAATCATAAGCTGCTTCAGATTTAGAAGTCCATCTTGTTGTGAAAAATACAGATAGAAATACACCTGATATGCGTAGAGCGGCTTCGATGTGTTGATTCATTTTATTTATATATACTTATATTTTTTTACAATTGAAAAATGGGTTCTTATCGAGTTTCCCATTGTGAAATACAACTGGGTTGTAACTTGTTCCGTCTGCATAATAGACTTTTGTATACCATGATTTTGAATTTGGGTCCCAAATACTTTTTGGTTTTAAACTGCATTTATACAAAAGTTTTTCGTGCATATCGTCACGACTTCCGGTATATTCTCCGGATTTGTTTCCTTTAACGATAGTTTTTGCTTTCTTTTCATCACTAATAGAGCGGGCGTATTGGATCATCACGGATGATAAACCTCTGTGCATGTTTTATTAGTAATTGGAATATTTCTTTTATGTATGTTTTAAACTATTTTTATTTGATATAACCACTTTGTTTAAGCTGTCTTACTTTACTGCTTAATAAACTCTCAACCATACGTAAATTTTTATGGTTTTTGGAATTTTTGACTAATGATTTAAACCTACTTGCATTTTTATGCGCTTGTCCTTGTAAATTTCTATTAATTTTACTAATAACTCTTGTTTTTTCTTTACTAAAAAAGTTACTCGTATCTGCAGTTTTGAATTCTGTGGTAGCAGTAAAAGTGGCGATGGCTTTTTCCTGTTCCTTTTCATGTCTTGCCTGTTCCTGCATATTTTTTCGCATATTTCCCTTAATTCTTTCTAATGCTTTATTTGCTTCCATTCCACTACTTCCAGTAAAACCCCATTCTTTCCATTGTGTAAGGTTTGCTCGTTTAATATATTTTCCACGATCAGCCTTGGACATATTTGGGTATGTTTTAGCGATATATGCCGCGAGTTGTTTTTTAACTTCTTGTCTTTTCTTTCTATTAGCTTCTTCGTTATAATTACCGTTTAGTTTTTCAGAATTTATAGTCTGTTGTATACTTGGCGCAATATTTTTGATTTGTATACTATAATTTTTGAGTTGGTTCAATAATTTATTTTTAACTTTTTGGTCCATTTGTGTTTCCTTAACTTTCTTTGTAAGAGATGCACGTAATTGCTGATTCTGCGCCGCTTTCTTTCTAGCAGCTTCTTCTTCTTTCTTCTTCTTTTCTTCTTCAATTTTTTTCTTTGCAAGTGCTTCCGCCTTCTTCTTTTCAATCATCGCTTCTTTTGCCTTTCTATTTGCTTCTTCCTTTTCCCGTGCTTTTCTGTCTGCTTCTTCCTTATTCTTTCTCTGTTTTGCGAGTTCCTGTGCCTTTCTAATCGCATTCGACTTTATAGTAGTAAAGTTTTCACCCCTATTATACCTTTTAAGGAACGATACTTTATCGGCGTTTGACAAGTTTTTGGAATTGTTTAGGATTTTACTCAAAAGGCGTTTTTGTTGTTCTTTTAATTTAGCTTCTTTTGCCTTTTTATTGGCTTCTTCTTTTGCCAATCGTTCTTTTTCAGCTTTTTCTTTTGCTAAACGTTCTTCTTCAATTTTGTTTTTTCTTTTCTTCGCGAGTTCCTGCGCCTTTCTAATCGCATTTGTTTTTATGGTATTGAAATTTTCACCTTTATTATACCTTTTAAGGAACGATACTTTATCTGCATTTGTTAAGTTTTTGGAATTGTTTAATATTTTACTCAAAAGACGTTTTTGTTGTTCTTTTAATTTAGCTTCTTTTGCCTTCCTATTATTTTCTTCAGCTTTTTCTCTTGCTTTTCTATCCTCTTCTTCTTTATTTTTTCTTTCTTTTGCAAGTTCTTGAGCCTTTCTAATCGCATTTGATTTTATGGTATTGAAATTTTCACCTCTATTATACCTTTTAAGGAATGATACTTTATCGGCGTTTGTCAAGTTTTTGGAATTGTTTAATATTTTACTCAAAAGACGTTTTTGTTTTTCTTTTAATTTAGCCTCTTTTGCCTTTTTGTTCGCTTCTTCTTTTGCTTTCCTATTATTTTCTTCAGCTTTTTCTCTTGCTTTTCTATCCTCTTCTTCTTTATTTTTTCTTTCTTTTGCAAGTTCTTGAGCCTTTCTAATTGCGTTTGATTTTATGGTATTGAAATTTTCACCATTATCATATCTTTTAAGGAACGCTGCTTTATTAGCGTTTGTTAAGTTTTTGGAGTTTGATAGGATTTTATTCAAAAGCTTTTTTTGTTGTGCTTTTAATTTAGCCTCTTTTTCCTTTTTCTCTTTCTGTGCCTTTATCCATGCATTTTTACCATTTTCCTGTTCCTGTTTCTCTCTCTTTTCTGCAAGTTCTTGAGCTTTTCTAATAGCATTTGTTTTTACTGTATTGAAATTTTCACCATTATTAAACCTTTTAAGGAATGATACCTTGTTAGCGTTTGTCATATTTTTAGAGTTGTTTAGGATTTTACTCAAAAGTCTTTGTTGTTTATTTTTCAAATTCGCTTCTTCCTTCGCCTTACGATTCGCTTCTTCCTTCGCCTTACGATTCGCTTCTTCCTT